TCATTTAAATGTCTCACGAAAGAAACAGGTACATAGATTACTTTATATCCTTCACCATACAACTTATTTTTTATTGACTCCGCTACGGATTCTTGTGTATTTCTTTGCCAAGACGATCTTCCGTATCTCAATGCTCTTCCTTCGGAATCAACAATATAGTAAAAATCTAGTTCACATACATAATCTTGTTTCGGCTTTTTAACCCATTCAAGAGGATGATATGATATGTATTTCAAAAAGTCTTTAGATTTCATACAATTTTACTACTATTTCAGATTCTTCAAAACATTCATTAATTAGCTTATGGACAATATACTTGTCTCCGCCAGCTAGCCCTGATCCCATTCCTGAAGGCATTCCAATTGTTTTAATTCCGTTTAAAGTACAGAACATCTTGATAAGAGCCAACCCCTTTTCGACGGCTTCATAATTTAAATATTGTTTAGGGTATCGACCAAAATCGAATTGTCCATAGAGATTGAAAATATAACCGAGATTATTGCGTGTAACGGAAAACGTTCCAAGTTTTTCATAAGAACCTTTAACTGTTTTACAGTCAGCTTCATATGCTTCAGGAAAGGATTCTACAATAGCTTTAGCCACTCCAGACCTCATTGTATTGAAGCAATTAGCACAATGAACTACTGCTTCCACTTCCCCTAATTTAAATGCTTTTACAAGGCATCCTTCAATTATATCAGCTTTCATATGTGGCAATTACTTCTCCAGTTTTAATTAAATTATATAACCGCATTTTAATATTATCATCTTCTTGTTTCTTACGATCAATATCTAACATTCTATTAACAGTTTCTTGTGCCTCTATTATGGAAGTGTGCTCCGTTCCACCCTCTTTATTACGCACTACATACATAAAATCAAAATTAGAAAAGATTCCACCTGCTGTAAAATGCATCACTACATAATACTTGGATGTTTGCTTAATTATCGCATACTTATTTTTCATCTTTCTTATCTTTCGTTTTTGCTGGTAAATCTAATACTACGTTACTGAGCATATGTTTAACCGAATTTTTACTATAATCCGTAACATATAGTGCATATGCTGGTTTTTGTGTAGTTATACATTTCTTATGTTTTTTACATAATGCATGTAGTTCCGATAGAAACTTATCAACTTCTGTGTTTTGGAGTTTCTGTTTTTTATGTATGTCTAAATATTTCATATATTATACTATTACCAAGTAGTCTCGCAAATCAATGATCATCTTCAGCGTCTCTTGATCTTTGTTCCAGAGTTTTTCCTGAAATTGAAGAGTGTCCGTCAGCGAATACTCTATAAGAAATTTATTAATATCTTCGGATTCAGGAATATCTGGAAATGCATCCCACATCTGGGATAGTTTTTCCACCATGAGGGGACGCTCTTCTACAATCCAAAAATAAATATCTTCTATTTTTTTTAGAACTTCCTTATGATCTTCGTCCTCCTCCCAAACATTTACTTCTAAACCTTTATCAACTTCCACAAAATGCTTTACCATTTTATAAAGAACATCCCGCATTAAATCGGGAATATCAGTCTTTTTGTTGGGAATTGCATTCGCTAGCCACTTCTGATGATTTTTGAATAGGTTGAACATGTTTAAATGTATAGGTAGTTAAATGCGACTGTCAATTTATTTTCTTTTAATCTTCTGCCACTCCGAAAAACTCATAGAACCTATATCATTTCTAAAGTCTTCTAAATCCTGTTCAGACAATTCTTCAAAATATTTTACATTTTTATAGAATTCTTCTTCTAGAATTTTAGTTCCTGTAGGAATATGTTTAAACGAATCCATATTAACATTTTTTTCTCCTAGTTTACTAATCCATTGAGAAACTGTTAATCTTTCTGGAAATGGATAATTATTCCAGTATGCATTTAGATTTGCGCCTTTTCGTATTTGAGAACCTTTGCCTGCCATAATGGCATTACTATACATGACGAAAAGTTCATGTCAAGGCTTGACAACGAAAAATAGTGATTTATAATGAGTGATATGAATAACCCATTACGAATTAATCGGAACGATTACGATAATATTTACATAGCAAGCGATTTCCACTACAACCATCAGCGCGATTTTGTATGGAAACCGCGCGGATTCAAATCATATCAAGAACATGATAAATTCTTGGAAGCTAATATAGATAAACTGACCTATAAGGATCTTCTGATCTATCTAGGTGATTACAGCTTGAATAGCACCGATGAACAAACCTCTAATCTACTGAAGCGCACACAAGCTCAAATGTTCTATATTTTCGGGAATCATGAGGGTTATCATAATCGTTTTTATAAAACTTCATTAGAAAATTACGGAACTAATATTTTAAATTTACCGATTGTAGATTTTAAAATATTCCCATTCAGTGTATACAAATACACTGGTGAAGGTATTCCGGGTATTCATAAAAATACCAATAGTATCGTATATTTCGGAGAAGAAGGATATTTCAAAATTGGAAATAATAACTATTTCTGCCGACACATGGCACCTCTTATCTGGGACAAAATGAAACATGATAATTTCTTCTCCCTTTGTGGTCATTCGCACGGAAATTGTAGTAAATTAAACATAGACTCTCAGGAAGGTAAAATTCTCGATGTGGGAGTTGATAATGCACTAAAACACAACGGAACTGCTTTCTTTAAGGTAGAAGAAATTAATACTATTATGAGCAAGAAAACTATTAAGATTTTTGACCATCACGGAGACGATAACGTATGAACGAAAAACTTTTAGAACAATTAATTGATGCAGATAATGTCATTCGGCAATGTATTGCATGGGCCAATGGTCGGCAATATGAATGGGGCGAAAGAGCGGAAAATGCATTTCAATTTCTTGAGAATTATGAAAACAAATATCCAACGGTTCCTTTAAAAGAAGAATCTTATGAGTATTATCCTCTGGACAATTCCGAATCTTCGACTATGGTTGATTAATGAATGATACTTGGATAAAATCTTTTGGAAAATTATGGGTCGCGAATGATGCTATTCGTGTTTCCATTTCCATGGATTTTATCCAATATTATAAACAATTTATTGACAAGGAGTTTAGAATTTTTAGTAATTATCCTGCACATGGAGGACATATTACTATAACAAACATCAAGATTAATAAATCTTTTGGATATAAATCTTATAAGCACTTATCTGGTAAAATCATAAACTTTGAGTACAATCCTGATATTATTGTCGGCGGACAAGCCAAAGGTTTTATGAATTTTTGGATGAAAGTTCGTAGTGCCGAAATAGATAAGCTTATGAAAGAATTAGGCATTGTCCAGAGCCTGCATATTGTTATAAGCAACACTAAGGGCGGTGTTCGCCCTTATATCTGGGAAACTCCTAAATTAAACAAAGACTTTAAACCAAATTAAAAAATGAAAAAAATACTTTTATGTTTGTTGTTAGCTGGATGTTCGTCTCCTTCAGAATATACTCTAGAACCTAATAAAAAGTTCATAGACGGTAACACTACTATTTTAGGAAGACTTAAAATTGATACCAAAGATTTTTCTTCAGATGATTACCCCGAAACTATCCTATTCAACGATGGACAGGGTGGAGAATATACTATATACGAAACATCTTCGAAAGATAAAAAATGAGTTATAAACCTACATTACTAATTGAGCCTGATCTTTTCTATGAAGACGAGATTCAGGATACTAAGTCTATAATGGCTAAATACTTCGAAATCGAGGAGATAGACCCTTCTAGGCTTCAAGTCCCGTCTCTTGTAGGGAAAGAGTTCAGAACGAGCCTTAATATGGCAAGGCGGATGCTTGTGAATACCAAACCGTATGACTGTACTTCATGGGTTCCGCATCTTCGGGAATTTATGATTTTTCCTCACACTCTTCAATTTAATGAATTGGGATTCTTCGATAAGTTTTTCGAAAGTCATGAATATCCTATATTCATTCGCCCTAACAATGGATATAAAACATTTAGTGGACAAGTGTTCTATGCTAAACACGAATTCGATAAAGAATATAAATGGTTAAAACAACAAAACGTAGGAGATGATCTTCTTTGTATGTACAATACAAATCCTGAAATTATTGCTGACGAGTATCGGTGTGTTTTTATTGATCATAAGTTGGTTGATATGTCCCGTTATATGCAATACGGAGAGAAGAATGTTCTGCACTATTTTGATGAAGAAATCAAAACTTTTGCAGAAAAAGTTCTCGAAAGATTGCAAGATTCGGGATATATTCTAAATATCCCGAATCTTGTGATAGATGTTGCTAATTTCAAACACTGTGTATTCAAACAACCAGCACTAATCGAAATTAATATGTTCGAAACCGCAAGTTTCTATGCATGTGATTTGGATAAAATATACTCTGCATGGCAACAACAGATTTTTAAATCTAATGAAAACGATACCAACTAATATAAACGACAACCCTTGGGGTTACGTATTAAAAAATAATATTCTAGCCTTTTATACCGGACCATTCTCACAGTGGTTTGGATCATTTAAGAATCAGTCCGCACCATTCACTATTAACTTGGATCAATGTGTAGCTGTATATCCATTCGAAACTGATTATTATTTTATTGATACTCAAAGATTCTTTGACTATTATGATACCCCCGACAAACCATATGAATTGAAATTTAATACTGCTGAACAAGCAATGATGTTTGGCAAGGCTATCTTGTTTCACGATTACGAAACGGCAGACCAGATCTTATTAACCTCTGATGCCAAAACACAAAAAGAATTAGGACGACAAGTTAAGAATTATAATGATGAATTATGGCCAAAACGTCGTCTTAAATGGGTCACAAAAGTCAATTATCAAAAGTTCAAGCAAAACCCAGAATTAAAGGATTTCTTGGTTAATACTTGTAAAAATTATATATTGGTAGAAGCGAGCCCGTATGATAGAATATGGGGTATAGGAACTTCTACAAAAGACGAAGATACATTCAACGTTGACGCTTGGAATGGTCAAAATCTTTTAGGAAAAGCGTTGATGCGCGTTAGAGACATGTTAGAAAATGAGTAAAATATGAAATTATTAGAAATTATCTGCAATTTAATAACGGTGCCCATTAAAATTATTATCGCTCCGCCATTAACGATAATTGCTCTGGTAGGCTTACTCACAGGTTACGAGGAGCCCGCATATATCATGGGGAAAGTTTTGTTTGAAAGATGGTTCGATTTCGAATGATATGAACAAGATTTATGCCGGAATTGGAAGTCGCGCCTGCCCTCCTGAAAAACTCCATGAATGTATGCTATATGCAATGAAGTTAGCTATTCTAGGCTATACCCTCCGTTCGGGTGGTGCAGAGGGATGCGATCAAGGATTTGAGGTCGGTTGTACTCTAAATTATGGTCAAAAAGAAATATATCTGCCTTGGAAAGATTTTAATAAAAATAAATCCCCTTTATATGATGTATGTGATGATGCATTAAAAATGGCGGAGCGGTTTCACCCTAATTGGAAAAGATTAACGGAACCTGTTCGAAAACTCATGGCACGTAATTGTTATCAAGTTATGGGAAAAGATTTAAAAACTCCTGTCGATTTTATTGTCTGTTGGACTGAAAATGCAGAAGTGAAGGGTGGTACTGCACAAGCCCTCCGTATAGCTCAAGAGTATAATATAAGAGTATATAATATTGCCGATCCTAGGCAACAGAATGGGCTTGACAGTTTTATATTATGGAGTAGTGTAGAAAATGAATAATTTATTATTAACCCGTGACGATTTTAGAGAAGGTGTCTTTCGTAGGGATGATCATACCTGTGTGATGTGCGGCAATCCAGCCCAAGATGCCCACCATATTTTGGAGCGAAGACTTTTTCCTGATGGCGGTTACTACATCGACAATGGCGCTTCATTATGTGCTAATTGTCACCTGAAAGCAGAAACAACAGAAATTTCTGTGGAAGAAATTCGTGAAAAATTAGGAATCAAAAAGAAAGTTCTTCCCCCTCATTTTTATACTGATGTAGTATATACTAAATGGGGTGATACTATTATGTCTAATGGGAGACGTACTCCGGGTGAATTATTTCATGATGAAAGCGTTCAAAAGATTTTAAAAGCAGGTAACATGCTGGACCGATATACCCAATATGTTAAGTACCCAAGGACGTACCACGTTCCTTGGAGTGGTTACATGGGCGAAGATGACCGTATCCAACGTGATATGTCTATTTTCAACAATGAAATAGTCGTCACATCCAAATTAGATGGTGAGAATACTACAATGTATAATGATTATATTCATGCTCGTAGTGTGGACGGAAATAGCCATTGGACTCAATCTTGGGTAAAACAATTACATTCTACTATTGCATTTGACATCCCACCTCATTGGCGAATCTGCGGTGAAAATATGTTCGCAAAACATTCTATAAAATATGATAATCTTAAATCGTATTTTTATGTGTTCAGTATCTGGAATGAGAAGAATATTTGTCTGTCTTGGGATGACACCCTTGAATGGGCCGAATTATTAGGTTTACAAACAGTTCCGGTTCTTTACCGAGGGACATGGAAAGATAAACCTGAAAAACTTCATGAGCATATATGGGAGAAAAAGATTGACGAAAGCAAGAATGAAGGCTATGTTATACGAAACGCAGGAGAATTCTCTTATGGTCAATTCCGAACAAATACAATGAAGTATGTTCGTAAAAACCATGTAACAACTTCCTCACATTGGAAATTTGAAAAAATAGAACAGAACGAACTAAATTATGAGTGAAGTAATATATGTGTGTCAGTACTGTGAGAATTCTTGGCCTAGCACTGATAAATGGTACTGTCAATTTTGTGGGACTCCTTATCGAGTAACAAAAACTATTGAAAATAAAGATAATATGAATAAAGAATTAAACGGAACCTGGAAACAATTCAAATCATCCATTAACGATGAACAAACAATTGCTCTCTTAAAAAAAATAGACGAAAAAGCTACAGAAAATTTAAACAATGCATCTAGAAACTCAACCGTAAAAATTATGAAAAAGAATAAACTAATTCCGTAATAATTTATTTCTAAATTCTACAACAACATCATTAGCCTCCTCTTCAGTATTAAATCGTCCCAGAAAATGACTTTTTTTAGAAACCTGAACGATTGCAACCCACTTATTTTGAGAAGTGTCAAAACTCACTCCTCTATATTTTGAAGTCTTTTTAATGGTTGATTTAGCCCTAGCATCTAATATACAATATATATCATATTTTCTCTCAAGCCTTATTCCCTCAGAATTATTATATAAATAATCGCCTAATATTTTAATATCATGGCAATTTCGTATAGTCAATGCGGAATATCCGCTATTTTCTTTATCCACATAGACTGTTCGTATCTTATATCCAACTATGCCAAGACGAACCATCAGAGCCTCTATATCACACCAATCATATCCCCTACTAGCAGTTATACTAAAAAAGCTGACGCTTTTCCCCTTTATCGAGAAACACCCATCAGCATCAACCAGTCCTCTCCAAAAGTGTGAATGGTATTGTTCTGGGATATTTGACAGAACCATACTGGGTGATATTCGACTTTTATCAAGATAACCTAAATTAAATAGCCAATTACCTATTGACTTATCAAACATAATGGCATATAGTGCTGGCCCATCACGAATAACTCTTCCATATTTATTTGTATGTGTTTTAGGCTTTATTTCGTGACATATCCACGGTTTTTCAATAGAAAAATTCTTCATTAATTCGAAAAAGTAATAAAAATCCTCTGCATTATTATTAAAATATGGATAATATATTTTATGAAATTTCATCTTATGCGCTTTTAAACACCCGTCGCCCCATAAAAAACCCAAACAATATGCTATAATCTCAGGATTAGAGAAAGAATTAAAAGTAATATTTGTATTAGCCTTGACCATAGTAAGTATTTACATAAATGAACAACAAAACAGAAAAAAAATTATATATCCTACAAGGAATAACAGGGAGTGGTAAAACAACCAAAGCTCATACCTTAACAGATTCCGCGTATATATGCGAAGCGGACCAATATTGGTTAAATTGCGCGGGGGATTATTTATTCGTTCCCTCAAAATTAGGCTGCGCACATAAATGGTGTCAAGATAAAGTGCGTCGTTTTATGTCCGAAGATATAAAAACTATCGTATGTTCAAATACCAATCTTACGCCTAAAGAACGTAAACCGTATATCGACCTTGCAAAGGAGTATGATTATGATGTAGAACTTGTTCTGCCTGATTCTCCTTGGTTCCTGGATGTTCTTCCCCGTCTTCGTAATAAAACATTTACTGATGATGATGTATGGACGTTTGTACGGAAAAATACTCACGGGGTTCCTTTCGATTCTGTTAAGAAAATGATGGAACGCTGGGATGAAACTTTTAATATAGAATGAAATATCAACCCCCTTTCAACCTAGAGATTTATGAACTAGGTGGGTGGCATAGCATAGATGTTATACAAGAATTAGAGGATGCACTTTATATTGCATCCTCTTTTTGTAATAGTCTTGAAGGTTTACCAGAAGAAAGGGTTCGACTAATAGATAACAATAATAAAGTTATCTAAACAGTCCAAATCACTTTCTCAGAGTAGGGATTGGAAAATATAAATTTATTAGAAGTAAAGGATTTTCCGATTAAATCGGTTTCCAGATTTGTATAATATTTTCCAGTTCCTTTTTTTGCATAAAAAATTGTCGTATGTGGTTGGTAGTTCGGATAGGAGTTTCCAGGACAATCTAGTTCGGTTTTCACTTCTTGATGTAAATCGTGCAAATCCTTAGAAAGTATATCAAACTTCACAACATCAAATTTCTCATTTTCGAATAAAGAGATACCCTTAAATTTAAATCTGCAAGGTCGTAAATTTATTGCATTATAGACATCATGCGGTTTATAACTCGGATCGATACCGTAGATCACAGTTCCATGTGTTTCCAATTCGATACCGTGTCCTGGTTCGTCGTCATATACATCACACGGACATATGGCTTCGTGAAGCTCTGTCATCTCTTCCGATAAGAAAGACATGTCTAGCATGAGGCATGACCAACTTCTTATTGCAGAACCCTCTTCTATTATTTTATATAGTTCATCTAATTTCATTGTATAATTCTTTTCATTTCTATAACATCTTCGGGTGGTATGCGAATTTCCCGCTCGGCTACGAGGAATTCGGAAGCATTCGTAGTTTTTATACGAGCTTCTACAATTCCTATATCACTGTAATCTATCTTAGAAAGCTTTTCAACCCACTTATCTCCTTGTGTGTCCATAAACACAGGGTTTCGATAGACTGGAGAATCCATATACCACAGTGCAGTTAAATAAAACTCAATAGCATCTGCGGAACTTTTCGGAGGAAACTCGCTACCCTTACGCCTTTTATACTGTTTTACAGTATTCTCAAAATTCGACGTTTCAGTGTTAGCAGAATACTTTTTAATATAATCTATGAGTTTATCCATTCTATATTTTCCATTCGCAATAAGCCACATATGCTTCAGTGCAATCATTATCGATTGGCAAATATGTAAAGACAGAGAGAAGCTTATATCTCCTTTATAAGATGCTCCACCCAAGCCTCCTTTATCCGTTTTTGTATATTCTTTTTGAAAACCATTTTGAAATATATTTTTTATATCTATAGATGCATGGTAGGCAATTTCTTCTTCTTGTAGATCTTCGGGGCGGAAGTTTCTTGAATCGTAATATTCACCTCTATTCCATTTGGTTAGAGTATTTATACGTTCTACGAATTCCTTAACCTCTTCTGTTTTATTTACTACTTCCTTTATTATAGCGAATATAGGAAGGAGACGATCCAATTCTTCAGCAGTAAATCCATAACCAACAGCACGATTCTCAAATTCAGTTATATTGTTTATTATATTTCTTAATGAATAGTTACTTTTTTCTTTGTCCAATACATCTATTATATCTCTTAGGATATTCGGTATATATTCCGATATAAGCCTATATCTAAAATTTCCATCAGTAGATTCTCTAGCCATCTTTAGATAATTATCATAGTTAGCAAGCTCTTTACTGAATACCGTTCTATATATATTATCTTCGAACATTCTGTTATGAAGTTCCTTGACAGACTTTATAAAATATGAATCAATATCCAATGCATCGATATCATTAGAAATAAAATCTTCTTCTTGGAGAATCTTCTGTATGAATTGTTGAGTCAATGCGCCTATCTCTTTAAGCTTCTTACTAATAATATTAAATCCATTTTCATATGATTCAGCCGGAAGTTTGGCCTCTTTTATGATATCCAAACGAATCAATGATTGTAATAATTCTTGTAGTTTCATAAAATCTCTTCTTCTACGGATATATACTCTGGTGGTATGGCTTTGAATGCTACATAACTAAATCCATCGAATACTATATTATATATATTCATACTATTCACAGGAATAGCCACCTTTAACATAGTTAGCGACTCATCTTCATCATATTCATCTCCTAACCAGTTCATAAGTGCATCCTCTGCCGTATCTTTATCCTCGAAAAGATATATAGCATCTCGGTCTTCTCCTATTTTGTTGGAACGCTCCCCTATTGCTGGAACCAGCCCCTTTCTCATAATACTTGGAAGATTTTCATGTCTAGTTATATGAAAAAACTCCATTTTATCTATGGTTTCTTCCTTTATAGTTATCGGTATATTGATTAAATCAAACAGTTCTTGTAGTTTCATAATTATCCCCCACTTGCAAATATTCTTGCATTATTTTCCATACGGGATGCAACTCCGCTTTTAGCTTTTTTAGCTTTTTCGTATTCCTTATTCGCAAGGTATTCTTTTGCTGCCTCTGGGAATTTACGACTCTTTAGCAAGAGTCGTGCCTTCGGAGAACCTGATAAATCCCCTCGGAAATAACCATCAAGAATAGCTATTTTCATATTTTTAGAAAATTTATTAAAATCTGCACCGAAATGTCTCTGGATAAGTGCTAATTTATTCTTTATATCGACCCTAAATATATCTTCTATTTCAGAATCAGTTAAGGTTTTTCCTTCAAACTTCTCCACTTCTTCAGGCTTTACGAGATGGCCAATGCCTATAGTTAAATTACCATATATATCTTTGTACATGGTATTATAGACACCTTCATGCTTCTTTATATATTTAAAGGCATCGCTGATAAAATCATCCGTTTTTATTTTTTCTGGATATTTTATAGTAGATAAATCTTGAATAAATTTATCTGTCAAAGGTGTTTCTTGTTTGGTTGCCGCTTTTGGAAACTCTATTTTACTAATTTGTTTAATAAGAGCATCCACCAATGGCGTAGCCATCTTCTTCGGAACCTCTTGTTGAATCGCTTGTAAGGTCTGTGGAGGAGTCTCTTTAGCCTTCTGTGTTACTATCTCTCGGAGCTTCGGTATTGTATAGTTATAATGCGTCACACCTAGCAAAAGAGCCATTGCAATAAGACTTCTAGGATTCTGTAGATAACTTAAAACCGACTCTTCTATAATATCTGAATCACTCATATCAGTTAGTATATTATAAAGCTCATTAAATTTCATAATACTATTTACAAACAAAAAAGACATAACTAAATAACATAGTTATGTCTTTTCTACCTCGTTCTGTTCTTTATTTCAGTCTAGCAATTGTCGCATCTGTATGGATACATGGCTGTTGGTCTGTTGTAAATCATTCCATTGATAAATATCCCCTAGAAGTTAAACCAAAATCTAATCCTGGTCTTTTTCTATTTCCATCAACTCCGAATCTTCTACCACAGCAGAATTTTCAAAAGAACTTATCCTACTCAGTGGATCGGGAGTAACATCCACAAGTTCATTGATGTCGAAACATCTGAACCATGTTCCGTTGATGTATGTAGATGTAGATACGTGAAAGTGTCCGTGCCATAAAATAGATGGATTTATATGGTTATATAGAAGACTTATATTTTTCCGCTCTTTTATTAAATCTTCTCTCAATGCAGGATCATTCTTCAGATACCATGCAATATTAGAGAATCCGTCATTTGGTGGTGCTTCAGTTGGGCAGGAATGTGTTACAAGTATATCAGCTTGTGGTAGTGTTTCATAGTCATCTCGAAGAATGAACGTTTCGTCCACCCAATAATCCTGATTTACATCCCGCCGAGTCCTGTCAATAGAAGTAGCACCTCCGACAAATAATACAACCTTACCATTTATTTCATAGTAGGTGTAATCGGGAACAAATGTAATTCTTTTGTATTTCGCAGTCCAATGATTTGGTTTATAAAAAGATGGATTAGAATGATTCCCTCTTACTATTAAAATATCTCCATCGTTCTCTTCACAGTATTTCTCTAAACAATCTAGATCAAATTCATCTATAAATCGCTGATTAAATCCTTCTCCCGCATCACCACAATGAATAAGAACAAAATCTTTTAAATTATAATGCTTTATCAAACTCTCGAAATCGAGAGAATGGGTGTCTCCGAGAGCGTAAACATTCTTTTTGTTATACTGTTTGATATTATTTAAATGCATCTTTCTGCCTTTTAACTGTCTCTTCCTCAGACTCCCATATATGTAACGGCGAGTTCTGATAGAACTTTACATCGGCTTCTTTTTTCTGCAACACCTTTTTTAAAAAGTCTTGCATATTCTGCCCCTTTTCGGTGATCATCGGAGTATTAATGATAAGTTCTTGAAGAACTTCGTAAATATTATAACGTTTCCAAAACATGTCATGAAAACGCTCATTAGTTTCTTTTTCAGTAACTATTGCCTTCTTCTCTTTGACAATATCTATTAGTCTTCCGGTGTCATAATCACCTTCCCATTTAAAACGAGTCAGATTAATTTCATCATCATCAAATCCTAAATCTTTAAGTTTAAACTCTTTAATCAAAAGACTCTTACGTATTTGTTCGGGAATTTGAGATACATCCGTCATGAATGCGGTCATCTGCTTTGATACTTTATTGAAAAGTATATAAATTTTATAGTCCTCTTCCATATTATGTTAATCTCTTTCCGGTATTAGGCTCTACCGCAACCGCTCTATCGTCCCAAAATTCATACATTGCAGAATATTTTATACAAGTAACTTCAAGTTCTTGGCCTAAGTGTTTCTTACACCACATTTTAATAGCTTGCTCTGCTTCAACTTGTTCATTTATAGGATGATCTGGTGCGACTCTTGCAGTGAAAATCTTAACGAGCTTGCCCTCAGATAACCACTTCTTAACACGTTCCACCATTTCAGGAATAGGTTCCCCTAATGTAGAAGGGGAAACCCATTTTTCATATGTAGCAAGAGTTTTATCAAAATCTACACCTATATATCCCTTTTGTTTATATCTTCTCGCCATTTTATTTCATCAACTCATCTATCAACTCATCTATCAACTCTAAAATTATTTCAACTATATACCACATACAGAATGCTACAACTGCAATGGATATATAATTGATAATATTCATAAAACTTCGACATTCTTCTCATCAGTTATATCGAATATATAACAATCAAAGTCACGCGAATCTAGTATTTGACCGACTATATATTCTGCCATGTCCATGTACGAAATTCCATCTGGAAAATCGTCCACACTCCAACCAAAACAATTCTTCTCATTTGAGAGAATACTTGCAACAGCTTCAACTTCATTCTCTGCCGTTATTATTCGGCACCAGTTATCAGTCAAATCAAATAAAAAATATTTTCTCATAAATTAGAAGTATTCCTTTACAGTATTTTCGAAAATCTTCACTAGTTGTGGTGACATATTAAATCTCTCCGCATTTATCTCGATAGATTTTCTGATGTTACCGTTTTTATTCCGCGAAGTTGCAGCTTTCCAATCTGCCAGCATTTCTAACAAATCCACTAAATTCATATCATCTATTCCGTTTTTATGAAATTCTGGATGATGTCGATTGTTGGCATAGTGGTGGTCAATTGCAGGTTTGACTCGTTCTAATAATTTCTTATATTCATCAGAACCATACTCTACCTTTGCAAGTTCTTCGTGGGTTTCCCCGAAAATCTCTTGCTCTGGTGATTCCAGTTTAGACTGGTCGTGCTCTCTTGCTCGTTTATCTAACTCAGAGATAAACTTGTAAATATTTCCCCTAACAACATGGATATGCTTAATAGTATCCATGTTACTTTTTATCACTCCATCATTCATAAATTATAGATATTCTTTAGTTTCCTTGGTATTGATTACAAGACCATCATACTCAAAACTATCAGATTTCTCTACATCAGAGAACCATGAATTGGTAATAATAAGGAAGAACTTCATTGATGAAACTTTCTGAGAAAGTAGGTCAACGGTATCTTCAATACCTTCGAGAGTCTTCTGACAGTATTCGACAAACGTCTCAGTGCCAAGGGATTTGAGCATCTCATTATATTTCTCGAAAAGAGGCCAACAAATATTATCACCAACATTAGGCTTGCCTTTCTTTTCAAACTTTTCATATGACTTGCTCGCAGAAATAGTTGCAGCGCCTTTTAGCTGTGCAGTAAGTTCCAAGAAAGGAACAAAGTCTGCATTCTCATCCTTTGGTTTATATTCTGATTTCGGCTTAAATCTCATCAACGAATCAAGCCCCATTTCATCAAGAAGTTTTGCACCTTCTTCTCCATAATTCTGGACACGAAGATCGACAAGATTCTTCTGCTTAGAATTAGCCTTAATATAGAAACGGAGAACACTCGCATGTGCTTTTTCTGCAATAAGAGTTTTATAGACAGATGCAAAATCTTTAATACTGACAGTTTTTTGATTTTCATCAAAAAGATCAATCGCTTCAGCAGGTTTGATAGTATAACCTCCTCCATTTGAGGGGTCGTCAAATTCTAAACTAATAGTATCATAGTTGAAATCACCATTAGCAACAAACATATAATTTCTAAAGGTAGGCGCTTCGATAGGGAATGTAATTGGATTTGTTGCAGTTTTATTATAATCTTCTACCCTCTGTGCAAGGTCCAAATCATTAATACCTTCAAGGTTTCCATTACGAACCGTTAGGAATGAAATATTCGCACGGTCTTCATTTCCGGTAATACCTACAATCTTTGCATGGGTATCAATAGTTTTGAACACTACCTTACTAGCATCGGTTCCTGCGCGTGTAACGGCTTTGTATGGGGAATATGCGAGGTTAATAGCGACCTTCCCAAGATTATCCTTAATGGATTTTACAAAGGATTCGAGAGAAACCGTATTTCCAACTTCAGATTTAGTAATCACACCGCCCACAAGCGCAAGATCTTTAAGTTTATTTTCGGCATTACCTTTCTGAGCAACTGTAAAAGATTTCTGAAGCATCTTAGAATTAGGAAGATCGCCCGCAGTTCTAAGAACCTTCACACCAAGACTTGCCTTAGTTTTCTGACTAAGAATATATGCAAGAGAGTAGACAAATTTACCATCAGTGAGTTGTTCAGCCGGAAGATTATCAAGTTCATCATAATCAATCGCAAAAAGTTCACCTTCTTTGTCAGTCTCTTGAACTTCTACAGTCTTATCCTTGCGAACAAGTGGAATAATTTCTGAATCCGTGACTTGCCAAATAACATCGTAGCACTTCTCAAGCTGAACAACTTTGGTAGTTTTCTTAGACTTGACTAAAGTTTCACCACTCTGTTTAAGTTGGGTATAATCTGAAATATGATTGAAAACACCGTTGAGGGATTCGGTCATATCAAGCAGAAGACGACGGTTATAGTTACTTCCATAACCTACCACCGTCTTAGAGGAGAACTTAGTAGAAAGAGCCTTACAAAGTTTCAGAGTATCGGATTCGTTATTGTAATGATTTGCATAACCATCGCTAAGGAAATAAAATACAGAATTCGTGTTTCCTGATGTAAGTTTAACATCATCGAAAATACGAGTGTTTAATTCTCCAAGAGAATCATTAAAATTAGTCATTCCTCGGGAAGAAATCTTAGTATTGACAAGTGCAAGGATATTTTGGGACTTTTTAAGTCCCCTTACAAAGAAGTCGAAGTCATTATGACTTGAGAAAGTTGCAACCGTAATTGTGTCGGTTTCGTGCATGTTTTCTACGACTGCTTTAACCGTTTCCTTTAAAGCCGAAACCGAGTTCCAAATGGAACCACTATTGTCAATTAGGAGGAAATAATCTGTCGATTTTACTGATGCTTCTGAGTTTTTTGGAATATTAATTTTCATATAAATGAGGCTTTAATATAGCACACTTGTTAGGCATTGTCCAGTCAATTTTTCAACAAAAAACTCTCCTGTAAACTAGCAATGACCAAACTTTCGACATTTTTAGTATCATACGAATCTACTTCAAATAATCTAAACTCTCTACCAATTCGCATCAATCTTTCTTGGAATAAACTATCCTCCCATTTCGGAGTTTTGAACTTTTCTGAAAAATTACTATTATGGTGTGCTATGCGTTTTGCACAATGTTTAATATACTCTCTTCCTAAATCATTCATCCTAAGTATTCAAATTCTCCGCTGTCAATTTCCAACATTCCGCCTTCAACTTTAAATAAATTAATAGAACATCTTCATCAGATTCTCTATGGGATCTTTCACTAATACACTCCGCACAAGCATATATGATAGAATCTGTATATTCTTCTGTATCAAGATATAAAGAATCTCTTGACATCCATGACATAACAGCGGGCTCGGAAATATCATATTCATCAAGAATACGTTTTATTTCGGGAAGTGTTTGAATTCTTCGAGCGAGCATAATCAATAAATCAATTTTTTATCGGTCATAACCTCTTCTAATTCACGACACATTTCTTGAATTTGTTTGTTCTTAGAATCTAGATATAACCGTAATCCGCCAAATTTTATTTTGATCTGTAATATTTTAAAATTAGGATCAATTTCCTTGACATACTCCAAAAATTGATCAAGAACAGTATACCAAACACTCGGCGTAGGATTTCCTAATCCCCCCACCCATACCATTTTTCAGGAACACAGTCTTTCCATTTTTCTTTAGCTTCTTTGTATAGCCTTTCCTGCTCCTCCAAAGTCTTATCCATATCAGTAGATTTTCCTGTCCGAAAATCATAAGGATTTACATCCTCAGGATAATAGGAATCGGGTGCTAATTTAAATGTTTTGATCAATTCTTGTGCTTTGTTCATATTATTCTGCTATTACAATACTATACCGTAAATGTTTCACGGGATCAACCCAATGTACTGCATCATACGGAAAATCTATATATTGGCCCGATTTATCATAGAGTTTTTCTATTCCCCCATTAATTTCACACACTAAACCATCACAATCACTATCCGTCAATGTAATTAAATGAAGTTTCCTAATTGAATATGCATCACGATGGGGAGCGATGAAATCAGTAGGTTCATATCGCTGAACCTGTATAAAATCATACATATATTTCAAATCAGGATCAAAATCGGCATCAGCAAAAACAGCATCCTTCATCTCCTGTGTCATATCGCAACATTTTAAAGTTGTAAACCTTGAACAAACACCGGGAATTAATGATTCGTGCGCATCATCGCCTTCACGGGGTTTGAATAAATGTAAATGGTTATTAATATGTTCCATAATCTCTGGAACATTTCTAATGAAATTTGGAATCGTTTTGATCATAACTATGTTTAATATGTAATAATAGTCTAAACTCTCGGTCACATAGAGGAAACCAGAAAGAATTTTGCAACTCTTTTTTACCAATGATAAAAGTCTCATCTTCTAACATCTGCTCGAACAATTGAGAAATACGTTCGCGTAACAATTTTTTATCATATCGCTCTTCACGAAAACCTACATCTCTTAAAATACTGGTTATAGATTCTAAAAAATCAGGAGAAATTAATTTATCATTAAATTCAAAGGTTATTCTATCGTCCTCAAACCGATTGATAATGCCTGCTAGATCATTCTTAATAAAGTTAAAGATTTTCCTCTCGAAGGGATCAGATTTTATTGCTTCTGTTGCGCCTATTCCACTTCTCCACAGTTCTTCGGCATAATTCATTTTGTTGTCCAGTCTATAACCTTTATATCGCCTTCATTCTTATTCACAAGAATAGCAGAAAGGGCGAATCCTGATTGTGGAAATTCTTTAGGAGTATCCACATATAATAATTCTCTAACATAAAATCCCATCTGTCTAATGTCTCTCATTCGTGCTTTTAGTGCCAGAACATGATTAACCGTCACCAATGTAACAATATTATCAGAGATTTCCATCGAATGTTTCATGAAATCCCGATGCAAAGACCAAGGGAAATTAGATATAATCCAATCCACCTTTTCGTGATAATCAAAAAAATCTCGTCCTTCATCAATCTCACACCAATCGGGATTTATACCATATTTCTCAAATGCTCTCACGAATGCACCAGTTCCTTTGCACGGATCAAGACACTTTTTACCAAAAGGATTGAAGTGACCTACGATTCTTTCCGCAAGATCGTCAGGCGTGTATACTCGATCATTAGTTTTACTATCAGTAGGTATTAAAGACTTTCCCATAATTCTTTATTTTCATTTTTATTACCAATCAATTCGTATGAAGAATCGGGATAAAATATAACCGGAAAATATATACACTTATGGAGATATTCTTTTCCAACCCCCTTTATACGCACCAAATCATTTATATATAATAAATTATCACTATTATCCCGTTGACCAATTGAATACTCTATCTCGTATTGTTCCGAAACATCTTTAGGATTCATCCAACAGCCATGAACGGTAATATCTACCTCAAAAGGTTTCCCATTATGATCAACCCAAACATAAGTTTCCCATTCCCCCTGTTTAAAATATTTATTATTTTTCTTATCCCAAACTCTATATTTCATAACTTCTTAACATTCTTTGCTTCAATTTCAAATAATTCATCAGTTAAATATATTGTCCATGCACTCTTGAGTGTAAGATTATTTAAATTTTCACTAAGTTTTAGTATAACATGCGATCCTGCACTTTTAAAGGATGGACTTTCACCTTCATTATAGTAAGAATAATACCAACCATTTATTCTTGTTCCTGTTTGGACGGTCCTCTTTTCAACTACCTTATAAGTTTTACCTACTAATGACAAGTCTTTCTCTGTATAAATATTCCTATTATTTCCTCCCCATCCTAGATCTTGTAGTTTATAGCGGGCAATTGCGGTAACGATTTTATCATAGAGGATATTATATTCTTTTCCATGACCATTAATACCCATTCCATCCAAAAGATTATCTATATTCTTTACATCATCCTTTGTCATATGATTTCGGATGACCAGTTCTGTATTAAGTGGATATCCACATCTTAAAAATTTCTCAGGATTAGTAATCTCTACAATATCACCAACTCTTATAATATTTCTTTTACTCATAATTAATCGAAATAGAAGTGTAAAAATTCGTTAACGCCTTCCTCCCCGACGACCAAACACGACTGTCTCGGACGTGATCTATATCCTGAATTATCAGAATGTCTACAACCACCGACTAGTGTTGAGAACATATACATTTCGACATTAGTCAGTTCAGCACTCTCCATATGGTGTTGATCACCTGAACAGTAGTATAACCGCTTCGCATTTCTCATTTGCTCTGGTTTTGCCATAAAGAGGCTGTTTAAATAATTCTCTCTTCCTGCTCCAGGGGCGGGTAATCTACTTCTGGAAGTAGGAGCATATCCGTGATCAAGTAAGAATAAATTCGATCCTATTTCGAAAGTTAAAAATCTTTTGGATGTTATTTCGAACGTAAGTCTCTTATCGTCTTTAAAATAAATCGAAAGCATTTTAAGAAGGAAATAATCACCAAAACTTGAATGATTTCCAGGTACAGCAACGATACGAATATTACCTATGACACTTAGTAGTGTTTGTATAAAGCATAAGACAGAATTGTATGCTTCCTCTAATTGGTCCTCTTTTAAGGGATGGGCTTCTAACTTAGTACCTTTATCAGTAAAACCATCAAGCCCGTGAAGGATGTCCCCTAAAAATGCAAGTGTTACTCGTTTGTAGGGATGTCCTCGTTCAACGATATGAGATACTAATTTTTCTGCATATCTTTCGACTGATTCCTTAGTTTTCTCTATATTCCATTCTTTTTGGTTATACAAGTATCGTTCACTTGCTACTAAACCATAGTGCCAATCAGAACAACCAATTACCAATTCCTTATCACCAGTCGGTTTGTATTCAACCTTTGTCGGAACGTATTTAGGAGGATTCCAACTTTTTAAAGTATTATCAAATACCTCTTTATAATTATGATTGAAAAGTCTCCAATTCTCTGCATCCGCAATAGTCTGTTTCCAATCTCGTCTTTCAAACTTTTGCTCAATGTTTGCCCTTTTTTCAAGGAGCAAATCTGATACCAAACTCTCTGGCTCAGACTCCTTAATTTTTTCATCAGTATAAGGAATAGAACTATGATTAATTCCTAGCTTTCTAATTACATATTCGATAACCTTTTTGGGCGTGCTTGTTCGTTGTGCAATCTCGCCCGCAGTAAATGGTGCTTTATCGAAATTAGAATAAAGTTTTAAAATTGTATCTATTTTTGATTCGTCTAAGACATAATTTCTTCCTACTAATTCTTCAGTATGAAAAACATATTTCCGATCAGTGTAGTTAAATGTATAACCGCTATCTTTGAGTGTTTCTTTTGTTGAACTCATGTGTGTTGTACTTAACATACAACACACATGATATCAATAGCAAGTTAAAAAACTCCTGGACCTTCTAAATTGTTTTCTACAGAAGGGCTGACTAAACCTCTAGTATCTCTACCAAAGTGTTGTTTCAATAATCTAAACACTTCTACAATATTTTGATCATTAACATCTGCAATATTTATGTTCATACTGGGTGAGCCGTATAACAGCGCATTTATAATTATACGCACCCAATATACTCGCTTGCCGTTATCCAGACGTTCTTCTTCAGGAAGAGAATTAAAATATTTAATTTTATCTTTTATAGACTTTCCTTTGATTTTAGGCTGTTCTGTCCATTTACTAGCAAGTCCTTCATATTTATCCATCACCCATTCGACAAAGCCTAAAATAGGTAAAATCTTTTTAGTCTTTTCGAAATAATCTGCAATCATTTCAAATGGTATCTCTCTTTTATCTACACGAAGTTTGAGATTATGAACATCTTTAGAATCTTTATTGAAATATAATGCACGAATAGCCAATTTAGCAAGTTCCATCTCCTCTGGGAATACAGGCTTTTCTGGCATGGTAGGCATTGGTTCTTCTATATCCCCGGAGAGATCGTCAGGATTATCCCCAGGAGAGTCCATAGGCCCAGCAGAAGACTCTTCAGGCGAGCCAGTTTGTTCTTCATCATCTGTAGGAGGTTTTGGTGGACCTGCCTCTATGATAAGATTATATATATATTTGTCGAATTCTGAGATCATATTATTGTTGTGGAGATGCTAATAATTGTGCAACCGTTGTCCATGCCTTCGGATCTTTGATAGATTGTTCAAGATTTTTAAAATTTTTAGGATCTGCCATATGTTGCCTAAATCCTTCTATATTGTTAGGGTCGGATTGAAATAACTCGAATGCAGTCGGATCATTTAAAATAGCCCCGTAATCGAGAGGTTGACTAGAAGTTCCAGTAGGAGTTTTGGATGCGGTCGGTCCTTTAGAGAATTGCATTTGCACACCTCCTGCGACCTTTTTAGGTGCCGTAGAAGATGAATTTGCTGAAGGTGAAGTTCCTGCACCTCCTCGTTGAGAGAGGCCCCCTTGTCCCATATTGCCCAATCCTTCTTGGAATATCTTCTTAATAAATGCATCAAACTTAGTTGTCATATCTCTATTTATACTAGATAAATCCAATTCCATTTGACCTTGTTTTTTTAAATCTTCATAATCAGAAGGCGGTATCAACTTATTCAATATATCTTCTAAATCAAATATAGTTTTGACACCTTCTAGATATTCGTGTTCGAATTGATCACGTAAATCGATGAGTGCCTTAGTAGAAGATGATATTATTCCATGATCTATTATATAATCTAAAGTTTCTTGATTTATTGAAATATCTATTTTTAATACAGGCTTTCTGCTTTTTGTACTCTCATTTCTAAACCAGAAACCGCCAACACCTGCCGTCCCTCCAAATTTTCGAGGAGTCATTTGCTCAGGCACACATATAGAAAGAGAAAATAAATCAAAAGAAATATCATCTGGTAGCTCGTATTTCTTTTCTACGAATCTACCTAGCTTATCGTAAATTTCATAAGTTAGAGAAACTATGTTATTGATTTGTTCCATAGGACCGACCAATTCTCTAACATATCCGCCATATCCAGCTTCTATCTGTGGAACAAACGAAGGAATAATGAATTGTCCTAATTCATCTTCTGTATTTCCTTTTTTCTCAACAAATGTCTGTAAATCTTCGACTTCTTCTTGTGCGGCCTTTTCGTATTCCACATCATAAAAATCACAGATAGTCTTATTCATAAGCATTCGAAGCTCTGTAAATCCGACTTCTTCATCCATATAAGCCTCCGCTACAAAATTAGTCAATATTTTAACAAAATAATCTTGTACATCACTTCGTAATTTCTCGTCACGAAAATGTCCACCATCTTCTGGACCATAATATTCACCATAATCGTGAGCACTAAAGTGTTTATCAATAACAAAGTGGAGTTTATCATCTTCTCCTATGCTAGCATATAATGTGTCTTCTCTTTCCCAGCCATATCTAGTAGGTAACGATTTTTTAATTTCCACAGACCCCCACTTTGGAGAGCTTTTTATTTTTTCTAAAATATTACCTGGAATGATATATGCTAATTTTAAATCCGATCCGTTAATATCGTATTCTATATCAAAGTAATCCCCAAAAGAATCTAAACCAAATACGTATTCATAGATAGGATCAGGATTGAACTCATCCCGCTGTTCATCCCACCAATGTTCTTCTTGTTGTTCATAACTTCCCCTTACATCGTCTTCCCAATCACTCTCATCTTCTTTGTTATGTTCGTATGATATATCTTTACCCCAAATATCCTTAATGGTTTTATCTATTTCAGTACCCCAATCCTCGTACGAACCTCCCCGAAGAGTTAAAGTATTTTCCCAATCTATATTTGAGGTGTCTTGGCGCTTCGCCCAATCTATGACTTGGGTTTTAAAATCTTCAGCCATTGTAAATTTATTATTTTTATAAACCTTCAATGACGGAACTGCTAAAGAGTTTCCATCTTCATCATAAACACTTCTTATTCTTATACGAGCTTGTGGAATTATACCGTCTATACCTCTGGCAGAATCTTTAAAAATTTCATCTTTTTGTAAATCATCGATTTTTTGTAAATCTTCCTCTGTTACTACATATGCAATTCCAGCATTTAAACTAGCATCTGCAAGAGCACAGTAAAAATAATCATTTCCTTCTGAATGGCACGAAGTCCATTGATGGTCACTCATTCGTACAACATCTATAGGCATTCTGGAATATATAACATAATATGAACTCTTTTGTGCATCCAAATATGCTTGTTGTAAATTCGTAACTTTCAACAATTTATCAATATTTCCTAACTGATTCTGGAAACCTAAAATGGTATAATTGTCTATTTCGGATTTATTCGTAGCATCTTTAATATATCTCTCTATAGCCTGCTTTCTCTGACTTAGTAACTTTCCAATTCGTATTGGGTTTTTCTTATCCTTATCAGTTATTTTATATCCTATCCATTTTTCAAAATCCAATTCATAATCCTCTATTATGCTATTGCGTATTTTATCATGATATTCGGATACCTTTTTCATAGGTTCAACTATACGTTTTTTATCACCAAATATATGATCAAACGGTGCCACGCCTTGCAAAAAAGCAGGAATTTTATTTGCCACATTATAAGACACCTCCTGTAAAACTAATTTATTTTTAACAAAATCTTTGAAATTCATTAAAATATTTATCGAATTCACTTGCATTGTAAACATCCTTTGTTTAAACTAGTTATAGCATACTATCATAAATCAGTTCCGCGTCCGACTTTAAGGGGTTCCTGGACAGGGTAAGAGAAATAGTTCAAAGTGTCTTTGGCTGTCTTTTGTATGCGGACTATTTCTCAGGGCGAAAGATAACAAGGTTCAAGCTGAATTTGTTTTTCCCTTTTACTAAAGGCACTTCTCCAACAGGTTTTAAAAAATAAAACAGTCGTTAGGGGAAGGGGTTCCTTTTGGTAAAAAGGACTCAGAAAAACAGGTTCAACAAACCTAATATTAAATAATTTTAAAGTTCAATTTTGATTGAAAATGTGTTGATTTAGTAGTATTGTGGTCTATGTACACAATTTTTACAGATGGATCATGCAACATAAATTATAGAGGGGCCAAAAATATAGGCGGCTATGCATATGTGATTATCAATGAACATGGAGTAAAAACCCATGAATATGTTGGTAAAGAAGAAAATACCACAAACAATAGAATGGAACTTATGGCAGTTATAACTGCACTGAAACAAGTTAATAAACTCGGGGAACAGGCTATTATAAATTCTGATAGTCAATATGTGGTAAATGCAGTTAATCAGGGGTGGCTACAAAATTGGAAAAGAATGGATTTCAAAAAAGGTAAATTTAAAAAAGAAATACCCAATGCAGATTTATGGAAAATACTTGATGAACAACTATCATCAAAAATAAAGCTAAAGTGGGTAAAAGGACATACTAACACCAATTCCTGGAACGACTATGTGGATGGGCTTGCGAACAAAGTATTTGAAAAGAATTTTAGAGTAATATGAAAGAATGGCACAAAAATTGGTTCAGTAATATGATACCGTTTGATGATCCTCTAAAATACGAGGATATAGTTTACTATGCACCAGAGAATTTCTATCAAGCAATGAAATTACCTCATGACGATTATATATCCCGTTTGTATATCTCTGAACTTGAACCGAGAAAAGCAAAAACAAAAATACGTAAATTTATAAATATTATACGGGAAGATTGGGACGAAGAAGAAAAACTTCGTATTATGGAAATAGCACTCAGACATAAATTTCGTTTGGATACTGAACAGGGACAAAAGTTGTTAGCCACAAATGATGAAGAAATTGTTGAATGGAATAATTGGAATGATTTATGGTGGGGGTGTGATATAGAAACCGGGGAAGGTCGTAATGAACTCGGTAAACTTTTAATGAAAATAAGGAACAGTTTAAAATTTGAACAATTATTGAAATGAAAATTAGAAATGTTAAGAAACATCCTTATAATTCTTCCACTGGTTTGTATATAGGAAGAGAAAATAAAACATATAATTTTCATTGTTCAAAATGGCATAACCCATTTGTGATAACAACTGATACTGAATGGGATAGGGAAAATGTTTTGTTAGCCTATGAAGCCTATATACGAAATACTCCTGAATTATGGGATAGTTTAGAAGAATTGGACGGTCTTGATCTATTTTGTTGGTGCAGCCCGAAGCCATGCCACGGGGAAATTTTAATCAAATTATTGAACGAAAAGAAATAAAATGAATGCTTTTGAAAATAATATAGAAGGTAGTGAAATACTGAAGCCGTGTCCAGGATGCGGAAATTCTAAAGCATATATTTTTAGACACGGAAAACGACAAAAGAATATGGAAACAGGTATTTGGAAAGATGTTTCTGAGTATTCTGTAATATGTGGGAAATGTTCATTCAGAACAGGTCCACTGGTTATGGATAGAGATAAAGTTATAGTTGATTGGAATAAAAGAGTTGAATAAAATATGAAAAATGATTATTTTGATATAAAGAGTGTTCCATATATAGGAATGAACTGGATATATGTTGATGCAAAAAAGACCTTACTTATTATTGCGGGAAAAATAGAAAATACCGACGATATTGTTTGTATTAAACAATATCGTCCTCCGTTGAACAAATGGGTTGTTTCATTTCCCATGGGAGCATTTCCTATTGAAGGAGAATCTGACGAATATATTAAAAATATAACAAAGGGCGAGGGGGAAGCAGAAACTGGATATAAAATAAATCATATAGAATATCTTTGCAAGTTCGCCAGAAGTCCCGGATTAACAAATGAAATAGCTATTGTGTTTAAAGCAATATACTCACCAGATACATTGCCTCAAGTTTTACATAAAGAGGAAGAAATAGTTCCTCTTATAATTAATAAGGATAATATACGCGATATTTTAGAAAACGATGATTATATTATAGATTCTTCGTTGTTATTAGTATTGGGCAATTATTATAAGATTTAATTTGAATTCTCTTATATAATAAAATTAATAGTCTATGTGATATTAATTTTAGGAAAAAACGGATATATTAGTAAAAGATTTCAAGCATTCTTTGATTATAAGGGAATTAAATACGAAGCAGTATCTTTTCGTCCAAGTTTCGGCACGGACACTAGAACATTTCACACAGTAATTAAATCCGAACCATATAGATTAATCATCAACTGTATAGGTTATACCGGGAGTCCAAACGTAGACGCATGTGAGGATAATAAAGAGGAAGCATTGTATGCTAATACGTTATTAGCAGAGCATGTAGCGGAAATGTGTAAGAGAATAAAGGTTCCTATGATACATGTCTCTAGTGGATGTATATATGAAAGTGCTTATTTCATACCTTCTATTGGTCCTGCATTTAAGAAAACATTATGGGGAACGCCCTTTGATGAAGAGTACGAGCCTAATTTTTCATTTAAGCAAAAAAATTGTTCTTGGTATTCTGGTACAAAAGCTCTTGGAGAAACTCTTGTAAGAAAAACATGGGATAAACATTATATATGCCGTTTAAGAATGCCATTTAATCATATAGACGAAGAAAAGAATTATATCAGTAAACTTCTAAAATATCCTAAAGTTTGGTCGATTACAAATTCATTAACTAATACAGATGAATTTGTTCAATCTTGTTATAATTTATATAATTATGGTGCAGAATATGGAACATATAATATGACTAACCCCGGACCTATAGATGCAGAAGATGTTCTTAATCTTGCAGCAGAATATGGAATTAAAAAGGATGTGTATGAGTATTTTGAATCACAAGAAGAATTCGATAAAGTTATTAAAACTCCGAGAAGTAATTGCGTATTGATTTCTGACAAATTAGCAAAAGCAGGTTGTGGTATGTTACCCGTTAGAGAGTCGTTAAGAAAATGTTTCGAATCATGGAACAAAAAAGAAGAGAAGTTATTCTGGTAAAATATGAAATTTACAATATCAAAAGAAAGATGTATAGAATTAGCTAAATTAGGCGAAGAGTATAATATACAAGCGGGTGCTCCTAGTTTCGGGTGGTTTTGTCGTAGATGTCAATCGGATGTAATTGATAAGAAGTGTAATTGTACTACAAGTCCGAGTCCATGGGAACCTAAACAATATGAAAAAATATAATATTTTGGTAACAGGTGGATGTGGTTTCATTGGATGGAACTTCATTCGTCGTTTATATGAAAATCAGGATAAGATAGGATTTAATAAAATAATAAATCTTGATAATCTTTCGTATTCTGCAATAAATCCCCGAAATATGCCCTATTATGACAATAGGTATCACTTCATAAAACGTGATATCAATAAAATACACAGTTTATTTGAAATGTATGGCATAGATTTGGTAGTAAACTTTGCTGCACAAACACATGTCGATAATTCCATAGAATCAAGTAAAGTATTCGTAGAAACTAATACCCTTGGTGCATTTAACTTAATGGATGAAGCTCGAAAGTATTGGACGAAAAATTCTATAGATGGAAAGTTTATTCAAATTTCGACTGACGAAGTATTTGGTTCTGTGGAAGATAATAATGGACAGCCATTTACTGAAATCATACCATATCATCCAAACAACCCATATTCTGCCAGCAAAGCCTCCGCAGAATTGATGGTCAAATCATTTATTCATACCTACGGCTTTCCTGCAATCGTTACTAATTGCTCAAATAACTACGGTCCAGGTCAGCATAAGGAGAAACTAATACCAAAGTCCATAGAGTGTTATAAACATGGCTTAGATGTGCCTATATACGGCGACGGGAAGCAGTCTAGGGATTGGATATATGTGGATGATCATTGTGACGGGATTATTGATGCAATAACCAAAGGAAAGGTAGGAGAAAGTTATCTATTCGGAACAAATAAAACTGTATATAATATTGATCTGGTTACTAATATTCTGAAGAAGTGTTATGATTTCTGTCCATCTTTTACTGGTATAAAATACGTTAAGGATCGTCCTGGACATGATAGAACATATCGAATAGATTATAGTAAAGCAGAAAGAGAACTAGGATGGACACCTAGAACTGACCTAGATAAAGGACTTGCATATACTGTTGATTGGTATATAAATAAGTCTAATGAATAAAAAGTATGGAATTTTGTTGGCGGGAGGAAAGGCTACTAGACTATTTCCAATAACACAATTTGGTATATCTAAGCAACTTTTACCAGTGTTTAATAAACCTATGATAGAATTTCCTCTCCGTACTTTACAAGATATGGGGGTTACTGATATTTTAATCATAAACGCCGATAAAGATCAACAGAAGATGTTTAAGGATTATCTAGGTGATGGCTCTCAATATGGATTTAATTTAGAATATACTATTCAAGAGAAACCTAATGGAATTGCGGAGGCATTTATTATTGCAGAAGAATTCCTCAAAGATGCTAAAGATGTAATTCTTATATTAGGGGACAATTCATTCATAGGAATTGATGATTTCTCTGATACAAAACCTAATACTATATTCACATATAGAGTTAAGAATCCATCTGCATATGGGGTGGTAGAAGTCGATGAGCTAAGTAGATTAGTTAGAATTGTAGAGAAGCCTAAAGAATATGTCAGCGAAAATGCAGTAGTAGGACTATATCATTTGTCTACAGAAGCCATAAATATTGCAAAAAATTTAAAACCTTCTACAAGAGGAGAGCTTGAAATTGTAGATGTCATCCGAGAATTGCACAACAGAGATGGGATTAAAATACAAGAAATCGATTCTGGATTTTGGTTTGATTGTGGAACCCATGAGGATCTTTTAGACTGTGCAAATCTTATTAGAACGATAGAACATAGAACCCATAAAACGACAGGGTTAAGGAAAATAGCTTGAACGAGCATTCATTAGCATGTATCGTAGAACATGGATTTACGGATCTTTCAAAAAGAATTACATGCATGGCAGTTAAAAACATTTCCTGGTTCGACCCATCTTTCTAAGTTGGCTCATATAAAAAAGGAGATTAAAGAATTGGAAGAGTGCCCCACTGATGCATCAGAAATAGCAGATATTATGTTGTTATGTATCGGAATGGGTGCAATTCAAGGCTACGATATGGCCGACGAAATAATTAAAAAATTTGAAATTAATAAAAAAAGAACATGGGGAGCACCTGACGAAGATGGTGTAGTTCGTCACATCAAATAAAATAAATATGGAATTGAACGAAGAACAGAAGATTGCATTTGAAAAACTTAAAGAGTTTGCAAATGGAAACAAATCACATATGTGCCTACTGTCCGGCTTTGCAGGTGTAGGAAAGACATTTATGATGTCCCACTTTGTCAAGTGGATGATGGATAACAGCATGTTCTTTAATATTGCAATTGCATGTCCTACTAACAAAGGATTGCGAGTAATTAAAGAATCTACAGAAGAGGAAATTCGTAACAAAATCACCTATTGTACGCTTCATTCATTATTAGGGATGAAGCATGAGATTACCAAAGATGGAAAAGAGATTTTCGTCAAGGATAAAAAAATTATGTCAAAGTTTCCTAATTTTGACATGGTTATTGTGGACGAAGCTAGTATGATTTCCGACCAACTCTTTTTAGAGATGGAAAATCAGAACTTTAGAAATATTAAGGTTCTGTTCGTTGGAGATCCGCACCAAATCAATCCAGTGAACCATACTATGGCAATTCCGATGCTAGAGACCCGCCGAGTAGAGTATAATATAGAACATGTAAAACTTGATAAGATTGTTCGACAAGCCGAAGGAAATCCTATTATTGCTCTTTCACAAAAGGTCATTAAAGATAGTTTTGAATATCTTCCCGGAACTAAAGAAATTCAAGGTGATTCAGGAGTAGTAATTATATCAAATAGTCAAACAAAAATTCTTGCAGATCTTATAAAATATTATTTCGGATCGACTGCATTCGATTATGACCAGAATTTTTGCAAAATAATCGCATGGAGAAATTCTACTGTAGATTACTATAACAAATTTGTTCGGGCATTTAAATATGGCAATAAAGCCGCAAAGATTGTTCTCGATGAAAAATTAATAGTTGGACGACCTATTTGGTCTGATGATGGAACGGAAACTCGATTTGTCACTAATGAAGATTTAGTTGTTAAACAGATTGAAGTTAAAGAGAAAACGACTATAGGTGGATATAAATGGAAATATTATGACTGCCTTGTTCAAGGATTTGAGAATGTTGATAATATTCATATTTTACATGAATCCGAAGAAGTTGCCTTTGCAAAGACTCTGAAGAATATGGCAGATAATGCCTCATCAGAAGCAGATATCTCTAAGAGAATTAAGAAATGGAAAGATTTCTATAATTTTAAAGAGAACTTTGCAGAAGTTAAGTATGCATATTCAAATACTATTCATAATGCACAAGGAAGTACTTATGATAATACATTTGTAATGTATAGTGATATTATGCTTAATAAGAATGAGGAGGAGCGCAAAAGAATATTATATACTGCAATGACTCGGCCTAAAAAAATGTTATATATCGTTTAATTCTGTTGAATATATGATAGCCATGTACTAAAATAGTGTATATGCAAGTTAAAGACTATTATATAGGGTTTTTTCGATATGATGACTCTAAGATTTGGAATAAAACAAATCTAAATGAAGATGAGAAAGTACTTAGGGAGTATTTAGAAAACCTCACCTATGTCGATAAACTTTCTATTAATATCCGAAAAATACAGTTACCAGAATAATATAATATATGAAACCACAATTTAACAAAGAATACTGGACTAACCAGTTAAAAATAGAAGCAGGTGTGTCTCATGTACCTGATGAGGATTTGCATAAACATTTTATTTTGTTTGGGACATTTTCTAATGACGATGGAAATAAAGTATCTGCAAAAGAATATATTGAGAATCAGCTTAAATATCTTGAAGAACAGTATAATTCTGTAGATGCTAACTTGGAAAGTGATATAGCATCATTAATAGCAGATGTTCCTGAGAAATTTAAAAGTGAATGGGTAGGAGGAGAATCTACAAGTATAGCAAATACAGAGATTAGGCTGTTACCAACCGTTCAACAAACTATAAACCGTTCAGATATACACTACTATGACGTTGTTGTGGATGGTAATGCATTTACTGTTGCAATAAACGATCATGGCGATGATTTTAGAATCAAGGACCAGATAAATCATGTAAAGCATACAACATTCTTCATTGAAGAACGTAATCCGATGAATATCACAGGTTTTGAGAATATTATTTCTTACTATCAATTTGCGAATATGGTGCAATCAGTTGTTAAGAAAAACTCAACAGACCTATCTGCATACGAAAAAATATCACAGAATATAGATACCGTTTTTGATGGTATTAAATTGGAAGGATTTTAATATGATTCAAAGATTTAAAAATAAATTAGCATCTCTCATACTAACATGGGCACTTGATCATAATTTCAGAGTAGATAAATCTGAACCATTATACAAGACACATAACCTATATCAAATAGGTGATGCGAAGTTTGTTGGTCGTTCAGAATACTCTGCAATCGTATTCTCTGTTTTAGAGGGTGATGGAAGCCAACCGAAGTTTATTGAAGAGGTGGTATTTTATAAATAAAACTTGAAAAATAGATATATTTTTATAAGTGTGTTGAATGATTAAATCGTTTCAATTCTTATCTGGATTCGCTACTGGATTCCCTCATCTTAAAGATCGCAAGTTTCAGTTTAATGATAATCTGAATATTTTATTTGGAAATGTCGGTAGTTGTAAATCGACTATATTGAAAACTATGGCTGCATATTGCGGTATCCAAGTAGGAGGATGGAGTACGATCTCCGATCCTCCAAAACTTGCATACGATAAGCCTGAACACTTCCCATTATGTTATAGGAATTATTCCCCTGGACAGTGTGATGCCCGCGTTGAGTGGGATGGAACCCCGTCATTTTATAATGATTCAGAGGCAATGGGTAAGAACGATAATACATGGTTTTTTAGCAATGCTAGCCAGTCAGCAGATGGAATCACATCAGAAGCAGAACAGATGGATATTCTTGCATCTAAACCATCATCAGGACAATATAGAATTCATAAGATAAACAAGATTATGAAGGTGATTCAATATCCTCCTAATCTTGAAGTGATTCCTCCTAATATTCTTGATCCAAGGATGCGCGAATTGGCAAAGCTGGAAGTGGCTTATATTCAATCTCTTCCTAGAGATGGAAAAATAACATTGTTATTGGACGAACCAGAAAAGGCATTATCTATTCCTAAACAGATAGAATTGTTCGACGTTTTGGTTAAGTTATCGGAACATTTTCAACTTATAGTTGCCACCCACAGTCCTTTTATATTAGAATATAAAAAGGTTAATATCCTAGATGTCAGCCCTGGTTATGTAAAGGACTGCCGAAACTTGATAAAAGGACTTTCTAAAAAGTAAGTAGGTTCTATGAAAATGGAAACTTTTATCGGAAACGCAATAAGCAGAATGATTTCCGAAGGAGTATCAGTTGAGTTTACTAAAAGGAAGCGAGTAGGAAAATTCGGTTATAATTTTTTTTATGATGGAACCCATAAAGATTATGGACCTATTCCGCTTTTCAAGATTCATTTTTATAATGACTCATTAGAGGAGAATTATGGAATATTCGTCCACGAATATTCCCATTTTTTACAATGGCAAGAAAAGATTCCTCTATGGAAAATAGCACAGAAATCCAATAAGAGATTTGATGATTGGTTACAACAAAAGACCAATGAAATAGATATAGAGGATATTCGAAATATCCAGAGGCTTGAATTAGATTGTGATAAAAGAGCTATTCAATGTATAAAAGACAACAATCTCCTTATTGATATACCGTCATATATAAAGGAATCCAATGGATACATTATGTCACATAATATAATGGTTAAATCTAGGACATTCTTCGTATCAGCATCATATAGTGATCCAGAAGTTGTACAATATATTCCTGAAGAACACTTAACTGAGGATCAATTAGACTACTGCCCTGTAGAGTTTTCGGAGGCATTTCTTAAAAAGTCTCTAGAATAAGTTAATAAAGTTTTTTAGAAAGATTTGAGAACATATCTCCTAAATTATTATCATGAAGAAATTCTTTAAGCTTTCTGGGATCGATAGATTCAGAATAATCGGATAATATTAATTCATCAGCAATACATCCATCCAAGCCATCTATGGAAGATTTAGAAGGAACCTTAATATTATTTTTTATAAAAAACAATTTACCCGTGAGTTTCTTTAGCTTCTGGCATATTTTATTAATATGCTTATCCAATTTATCCCGGTCATAATATTTTAACAATTCATGAGAATCGGATAAAACATGGGAGTGGTAGAATCGAACAGAAGAATCTTTTATACGGTTATTAAATTCGTGTATAAAAAAATACATGATTATTTTTTTAACATCAGGAGTGAATTTATTCAATAAATGGTAATCATAGAGAAGATTTACCACATCTGTTTCTATATTAAAGAGAACTTCATCAATAGATATTAAGGTATATGTCATACCCTAATATACTACTCACCACAGTTGAATTCATACTTAAAAATCTCTTCTTTGTCCGCACCTAAACCTTGTAACATTCGCTCTTTCCATTTTTCGTCACGATCAGGAACTTGATTCCAAAAGAATTTTTCAACAGTATAATTGTAATGGTATTTACCTTCTACGGAATTTTCATACAACCGTAAAATTCCGTAATCATTATCATCCATTTTAGGATTTGGACAACTTGCTATTACAATAGAGGAATTAGAAGCCTTAGAAGAAATGAGAGGCATTATTGCGCTTAAAACATCTTTATGTGATATATATGATGCATAGTCATAATCCATTAGATATATGCGATTCAGCGAACGACCACATACTCCGCGTGTATAATATTCGAAAAATATTATCTCTGAACCATTTAAAAATGCTATTCTATTTTTAGTTTTATGGCATAAAATTTCTTTTAAGTTTGCAATGTCTATGATTCTTTCTATATTATAATCTGATATTGCTTCTTTAGTGGACACTATACATATACTACAGCCAGAAAAATTAAGTGCATGATAAATCGCATCAATCAATATCATGGTGGTTGTTCCGACTTGTCTGCTTGCTACCAGTATATTTATTTTATTAGAATTCCAACTAGTTAGTATCTCTTTTTGACGTGTGTATAGTTTTATAGGTGCCGATTCTTCATAAAAAGTAGAAACCCTTATATTTTCTTCTGCCCAACGAATTACATCATGATATACTATTTCTTCTGACATATGGGTATTTATTTTATATCTTTGAAGATCTCTTGGGATATTTTCTTATATTTTTCCCGCAAATCCTTTGGACAATTACCAATACGGAAGTGGATTATACCATTAAAGAAACTATCATCGAATAAGACTCCGTGGCGCATTTGTTCCAAGGTTTCCATATACGACATCGTCCATTTAGTTTCACAACAATGTAAAATTGTACGTTTAAATATGTCTGGACCGTATTTTTTAAGAATCTCTTTCAAATCGTTTGAACTACCATAGTATTTTTTCCAATCAGATTCTTTCATTACTCGACGACTACGAGTTTTACCTTTAAGGGGTTTTAACTTAGTATTACTCCAGAATATTTTCTTTCCTAAGTATTTTGTCGGTTTATCTTTAGGATAATCCTCGGGAATATTTACTATCTCTATAAGATATACAAATCCTAAATAATCATCTATATTTTCTGGAATATTTTCCCATTCGTTCATAAACTTTATTTATGAACGTTTTTTGCGTTTTCTACGTCTTTTTCCTATAATATAAGGAACCCGTGCATCGGATGTATCATAGAGACCGTCATTTCCCAGAACAGATGCAACAGATATATCTTCTTTTATGTTCTTCTTTTTCTTAGGTTTCCTCTGAGGTTTAGCTGGATTGTCGAATTCCGCACCTATTGCGGCAAATAGTTGATCATAATTGGCATCCCGTGAAAACTTCTCAGGAACTACAGAAATGTCATATAACATTTCTAAATCCCCCAATGCATTTTTCTGTTTATCGGTTAAACTTTGTGATGCAGTATATTTTAGTTGTGGTGTATATTGTGTCACATCTTTATTAATCTTAATCCAACCCCTATTAAGGAGATAACCAATCGCTAGAATCATTTCAGAAGAATGATCTGTCTTGTCTGATATATTCTTTTCATAGAAATCTGTAGTATAATTAACTATGCTTTTTATTATTCTTATTGCATCAGAGCCGTGCTGTTGCCAGCGAACAGGCCGAACAATGCCAGAAGGACTTACCCAAAATCCATAAGGGCATTCATCAGGAAGTTCAGCAAACGACTCTGCAAGTATTTTTCTTATGAATCTATCGAAATTTTCTGTCATACTATAATATTTACTTGAAATCATATATAACATATGATATTTTTGATAAATGAAAAGTGCAGCAGAAATTCAAGAAGAATTTGTAAAAGAATTGGAGATGGATACACAGATGGACTCTACCAATGTGATGGATAAAATGCTATCATCTGCGAATATTAAACAAAAATGGCTTATACGAAAAATACGAGCACAGAGAAGATTATATGATTTGGTAGCGGTAAAGGACGGATTTGTAAATGATAAACTTAATAATGACAATCCTTTGAAATTGTCAAAGGCGGTTATGGCAGCAAAAGCAGGAAGCGATCCTACTTATAGAGAGTTACAAAAGGAGATCCAAGATCAAGAACTTCTTGTAGAATATTTAGATGGAACAGTTAATAAAGTCTTAACTCAGATGAGTTATGAATTTAGAGCGATTGTTGATTTGATGAAGTTGGAACAACTGTAATATGAGTGGTAGATGTCGGCCTAATATAATTTCTCCATCTCCACCGAAAAGGAGATATAGCAACACCAATGATTCGTATTATATAGATGTTGTCAGGAATATGTATAATCACCCACCATCACTAAGTGCTTGTTATAATACTGAAAATTTGATAGTATCTGGTATATGCGGAGTAGATCAGCTTCTTAATCACTACGAATCTTCTAGTAATTCATCTAATAGATTTAATATTTATTACCGTAAATGTGAATATTGTTCCACGATAAACAATATTTCCTATGAAATCGATAATTGTGAATCGTGTGGAGCACAGTTTGGATTGCTCGATTTTCTTGATAATGCACGAATAGCGGAATTGTTACAACCTCACTACACCTCACAAGATACTTCATCATATAAAAGACTTGCACTTGAAATAATAGAAAATGCATTCAAGAAGCATATTGATTTTCATAAGAATGTTGATGATATTGTTAATTGTTTAATTGGTCTGCCTGAAGAGAAGATTGCTTCTCTTATAGGATATTTAATAGGTTTTATTAAGCCTGATAAGATGTTCAAAACTAATGAGTGACTGAAAAGATAAAGGTTGATGTAAAAAATAAGAATAGCACATTACAGTGCTCTCCAACTATTTTAAAACTTATTAGAGAAAAATTCTCTATAAAAAACCCTAACTATCAATCGCGCAAGTTTGCCGATAGAATATATGCAATAACCCCTTCTGGCGCATTCCAGACGGGGATTTGGTATGAAATTGAAGGATTTATTCGTGGTTTAAAAATCCCTGTCGAAGTTGAGATATCCGATGAATTCAGGAAACAGTTTACACCTTCTACTGGCATAACCGAAATATCAAAAATTCCAGGGTTTACTTATTATGATTACCAAGAAGATACTTTAAAAGAGTTTTTAACCACTGGAAGGGGTATATCTATACTCGCTACAGGGGCAGGAAAATCGGTTTTAATTGGAGGACTGTGTAAAACTTTCCTAGATCATCGACCTGATTATAAAATATTAATCAGTGTCCCTAATACGTATCTATTAAATCAGTTATATGATTCGTTCATATATGAATTCGGAATTGCCTCTGTTACTAAATGGGGTGATAAAAATGTTCCAGATCTTTCCAAGAATATCATCATTGCCAATAATCAGATACTGGTATCTGATATAAAGGCAACACTTTCAATTGTTCAAGATTTTGATGTGGTGGTGGTGGATGAGGTTCATCGTATAGGCGATAAAAAAACTCAAATAGGAAAAGTCATACATAATATTCAGACACCGCATAAGTTTGGATTAACGGGAACGCTTCCAGATGACATCATGACGATATGGAATGTTCTAGGAAAGATCGGACCTATAGTATATGAGAAAAATTCTTATGATATTCGTAAGAAGGGAGCAATCACTGATATCGAGGTAAATGTCATCATCTGTAATCACCAAACAAAACCGGTGTTTTCACGAATAACTAACGAACCAACGGAGAAATATAATCAGGAATTAGATTATATTATGAATCTTTCTTCGCGAAATGAAGTTGTTAAAAAAATAGTTCATAGCCTCTCGGGTAATATACTCGTAATGGTTGATCGTATTGATTACGGCAATACCTTGCTAGATATTCTTAAAAAAGAAGGAAAGAAAGTGTTCTTCATACAAGGTGACACTCCTATAGAAGAGCGTAATAGAATAACAAATCTCATGGAAAATGAGACTGGTATTATCTGTATCGCAATGAGTACCATATTCTCCACAGGTGTATCGGTCAAGAATCTACATTATGCCGTGTTTACATATATAGGAAAATCTACAGTGAAAATAGTACAATCAATCGGACGAACAGTTCGAAAACACGAAACAAAAAATAAGGCTATTATCTTCGATATAGCCGATAATTTACCATATTCCTTCAAACATCTTAAAGAGAGATTAGGAATATATAAAGATCAAAGAATAGAATATAAAACAACAACAATAAAAATATGAACAACAATAATTCAACAGAATGTTTCTATATTACAGGAATGTGCCCAGTATCATCGCTAAATTATTCGGATGATAATTGGACGATCACGACATCTGGTAAAAAATATGAATATGATAATCCTATTTCAGAAGAACCCCCTGAAAAAGAGTTAAGTAAAAGTAAACTTCCACAATCCTTTGATGCACGGGATTGGGTTAATGAATGGCGAGAAACATTAAAAACTGCTCCTACAATATCCTGGGATAATGATACTATGTTGACATGGTTTAGTAATGCATTAATGGCTGGATTTGATGAAGCTCATAGACGAGAACAAGGCAAAGAAAAATATGTTTATATTCTGCGGTCATCACAACATTCTGGAGTTATTGCGACATATTCTGAACTACCTTCGAAAGAGGTGTGTGATAGAGATTATTCTTTATACCTGGGAAAAGATTTGTCATGTATCGGAGGCTCAGATATACCAATCGCAGGTCAAGGATCAGATTGGAACTGTGTTTTAGAAAAATGGAAATTGGATTCTACAAATAGAATACATGAAAATGTGAAGATTGAGTACAAATAATTTATGTGGGACGAAATTGAAGAAGATGGAATAATATTAGATGAGCGTGAGGAACTTGAAATAGTTCTTGATGATATTCCTAAAAAACGTACTCGCCGTAAGAAGAATGAAGGTTCTCCTAACGAAGATTATGTTAATAAAGATGAGATGTGGCAGGAGTTGTACAATTATTACAAATCTTTAGGATCTTCGTATGATTGGGATCTACAAAAGATTAATGATAGACATAGCTTTCCTAAAATATCAGATAGATTAACTACTATTATAAATGATATTGCAACAAAAATGGGATATCGTGCTAATTTTTGTAGGTATTCTTGGTTGGATGAGATGATTGGCGATGCGATATTAAAAATGATCAAAGCTGTTCGAGATTGCTCATTTAAATGTTATACTACAGCAGAAGTTATTGCAGTTGATAATTTCAACAACACTGTGACCTTTTATGATAAAAAGGGACAAGTTCAGAATAAACCATTCGAAGATACTGATACTTATTTCAAGGGAGATGATCATAAGGATTATATAAAGTTCAAAGCCAATCCTTTTGGATATTTTTCACGAATAACGAGTCATTCTTATCTTAATCGAATAAAGAAAGAGAAGGATGCAGAGAAGACCAAGCGGGCGTTTCAAGAAGAAACGTGGGAACGTCTATATTCTAATGAGAATTTTAGAAATGTCCGTAGGCAGAAAATCATTGATTCTGATGAGAATGAGGCTATATTTGATGAATGAGAAAATGGTTAGCAGATGAGATATTCTCTTGGTATTATGGCGATACAAAGCTATGCGAGGAAAGACTGAACGTCTTTACCAGACATCTTCCTTCGTGGTATTTAAGATTCTTAGTGTGGAGTTTACGAGATATTAGGTTTGATCCTAATTACGGATTTTTATATTATTGGTCCAAGAATGTCAAACAAACGTATCCTGAATTGCTCCCTCATGAAATTGTTGGGGTTGAACCGCTGAGTGGCCCAGTAGGTATTGTATTTGCCCTTAAATATTATTATGAATAAGAAAGTTATGGTCCTTGGCGACCTACACTTAGGCGTTTCTAAATCTGATGCAAAGTTTTTTGATACTGCATTGAAATATGCAGAATGGGTTAAAAAACTTTGCAATGAACAAGGTATCACTCAAATAATTCATTTAGGTGATATTTTTCATCATCAGTATGTTCTTTGTGTCGGAACATTAAATGCTGCATATAAATTCTTTGATATTCTTAAAGAATTTGATATTCATATAGTCCTAGGGAATCACGATGTTCCAACTAAGCACTCTGTGGAAAACCATTCTCTTAAACTTTTATCAGAGTGGCCTAATATAACAGTTCATGATAAAGTTACGACTATTGATGATATAACTTTTTGTGGATGGGGGACGAAGCTTGAAGATATTCCTGAGAAGCAAAAGATTATATTTGGACACTTTGATATTAAAGGGTTTGATATGAGCGCAAGTAAAGTAGCAGAACATGGATTTACTGCGAGTGAACTGATGGAACGTTGTGAAATGTTGATGTCGGGGCATTATCACAAACCCCAGAGAAGATTTTATAAAAATAAATTGCTCACTTATGCAGGTTCTTGTTACCAATTGAATTGGGGAGAATCTGGTGAAGAAAAATATGCCTATGTTTTAGACACCGAAACTCTTTCATATGAGGCGATTCCCAATAATATATCCCCAAGATTTGAATATATTAGAAGCGAAAAAGACTACCATAAAATAGCAAATAATTTTGTTGCTATCGAAGTTTCTATGGAGGAACATGCAGAAAAGGTGATGCAGATGTTAGCCAATAATGCATTAGATGTCAAGACTATCAATAGAACGACTAAAGTAATAGAAGTGGGTGATTTGAAAAGTGTCGAAGAATTTAAAGGAGTTAGCATATCAGATATCATACAAGAATATACTGAGTTAATTGAAGATGTTACGGAAGAAGAGAAAATTTACCTTGCAAAGAAAGCCAATCAACTCTATAATGAGTGTATATGAGTGAAGAGAGGGATTTTTCTAAAGTTACACGATATGATTGGGTTACTAGAACTTGGTTCGAAGAAACCTATGAATGTATTGGTGAAGATACTACTGGTAACTATGTCTTATTCAAAGATTATAAAGATCTTCTAGATGCCAAAACGCCTAAGAGACAAGCATCTTTCTCTGAATTAAAAGATCTAATTAAAAAAGAGATTTTTGAAAAGAAAGATAGTATAAATTATGGGGTAGCTGTTCATAGATATGATGAAGCAAGGCAGTTACAAAAAGCACTTTATAAAATTGAACAATTAACAGATGGAACTATATGAGTCTAGAAGGAAGTATACCAAAAATATATAGATGGTTTCCTATAAATCTTGAAAAATTTAGAGGATTGCCGATCAACACACATCCAGGTGCATTTGGTGTTGCACGTAAATATAACTTTCATGAAGGGGTTGATCTTTATGGGAATCCGGGCGATTGGGTATTTGCGATTAGAGATGGCGAAGTAATTTCGAATGCACGGTTTACGGGCGCATCAGAAGGTCATCCTTGGTGGCTAGAAACCGATGCATTACTCATACGCGATGATGAAGGTTACTATGTGTATGGAGAGCTTAAATCTGATTTAAAAGCCGGAGATAAAGTCACATATGGTCAGAAAATAGGAGAGCTTACACCTGTATTGACCCCTAATAAATTCCGTCCAGATATTCCGGGACACGGCGTTACCATGCTTCATTTAGAACGATGGGACAATTCTTACGATCCTAATACCGGTTGGTCCGCATGGCAAACCCGTGAATCCCGTCCTAGTTATTTAAAAGACCCCACTGCTGAACTTGTTCGTATTTTAAACCATCGAAAAGTTCCGATCAAATTTTTAACAATGTAATCTATGAACACAGAACAAATTCCCGTTTTTCAGCCCCCGGAAACCAAAATACCAATCGAGTACAGATGGTGGAGTTGGAATGAGACTAATACTAAATGGTGCCAGAGTTGTTGGAAGGCTGATAATATACTTGATGCTATTAAAAAGTTTTATACTCCTAATGCATGTGAGATATCGCATTATCATTCTAAATTGATAAAGTATGATGGTGAAACATATGAAGATATTCTAACCATTCCGAAAAATGACTTAAAAAGTTATACAGAATACCGATTGACGGAGGAATTGACGAGACGAAAAAATATCAGAGATGCGGAAGAATTGAAGAAATTTACTAAAACATGTGATAAATGTAAGACACATAATCATCTATCTGAATGGTTTAAATTAAGAACATATACTTTCACAGATGATGTATATACTCAGAACTATACTATAAACGATGATTTTGCTGTAGTATGTCCGAGTTGCTCCCTTCACCATTGGGCTAAAAAAGAGTATAAATATGACTCCCCTTCTGAAGAAACCCAAAGAGATTTAGATTTATATAAATTCTGTAAGGATTTTGAAAGGTTTGGTAAATTTAAGCAAGAATATCACAGGCATGATAAGAATGGGTGGGAATTTAAATATACTATTAAAAATGACACGGGTAAAGAAATCCAAGTAAAAGATCCTTTTAAAAAATGAAAATATTAATAACAAGTGGCGGAACAGATGTTCCCATAGACAGTGTGAGAAAAATCACCAATATGTCAACTGGACGTTTTGGTTCAGAAATTGCTGAAGAGTTTGATAAGTTGGACCATGATGTGATTTTTTGGCACAGTAAGGGAAGTTCTATTCCACAAGGATTGCAGACGGCGGTATACAATGGTCGCATTGATTCTAGTATAATGGCGTACAGAGATTATTATGCATACTTAGATATCATCGGAATCGCTGGAATGACCGCACCTGATATCATTATCAGTGCGGCGGCTGTTTCAGATTATATTCTCGATAAAACCGAAGGAAAGATTTCAAGTTCAGAAGATGAGTTGGTTATTCGTCTTAAAAAAGCCAAGAAGGTTCTACCAGAATTTAGGAAAGTATCGCCAAAGTCCATGGTGGTAGGTTTCAAGTTGTTGGTAAGCCCGACCTATCAAGAAGTATATAACGCCGTTCAGAAGGTTTTAAATAATGGTTCGGATTATGTTGTTTATAATGATCTGACAGAAATTCGTAATGGAAATTCATCTCGTCTCGTATTTAATAAAAATATGAACTTTCGAGAAGTTAAAGATGCAAAAGAACTAGTAGATTATATTATAAATGAGTACACAAATTCAGAAAATAGCAATGGGTTGTAAACCCGATCCATATAAATTCACAATTTTAGAGAGATATGTGATAAACACACATACTATAATTTTAGCTCGATATGATGGATGTCTATCTTTTGGAGGTAATAAGCTTATGTTGTGTAGGGGTATTATTCCGTCTGATATTGAAACCCTTGATCCGCATTTTATAGAGGGACACCATGTTATAGCACGTTTTGAACCCACGCCAGGAGGAATGAGATTAGCGCGAATTTGTGCAGCTTGTTTATTATCATGAATATATTACATGGCCTGACAGGTAGTGTGGCATCTACCATCGTATGTAAATTCCAAAAGCACTATGAAGAGGATTCTGTTAAATTTGTATTAACAGAATCCTCTAAAAAGTTCAACCCGCCATATTATATGGTATCGTCCTTTGATCTAAAATTAGAAGGACAATTAAGATATGGACAGTTTGATGACGATGATGAATGGGTTATGTATGAAAAAGGGAGTAAGGTTCTTCATATTGAACTAGTAAAATGGGCAGATGTTTTTGTTATCGCACCATGTTCGGCAAACACTATTGCAAAGATTGCTAATGGTGTTTGTGATAATTTACTGACATGTGTTGCCCGTGCATGGGATTTCGAAAAGAAATTCATTATTGCACCTTCGATGAATGTGAAAATGTGGGAGCATCCGATAACTAAGGAACATATAGATAAGATAAAATCTTGGGGAATAACCGTTGTTGATCCTATTGAAAAGAAATTATTTTGTGGCGATTATGGAATGGGTGCAATGGCGAATATAGAAGATATTGTTAAACAGATTAAAAATGAGGAATAAACAATTACTACAGGAATGGGTAGAAAAATCAGCATCAGCAGATTATAAAAATGCACAAAGATTGCGATTAACTACTAAAAATAGATGGGAAGAAGGAATAGATCACCATCCTATATCGGAAAGACTTATGAAATTTCTATGTGATCATGATTTTATAGATTATGATGATTATTTTTGTTGGAAGATAGGCGGTGATGGTGATAATGGCGAAACCTTAATGTATCAGATGGATGCATTTTTTGAATTGTTAGAGTATGAAAAAGCTATCAACACAGCAAGGTCATAAAGGTGGACAAGACTACCGTCCAAACTATTACTGTCCAACATGTCATGCATATAATAGGATTCCCCATGAAAAGGGGTGTGTGGATGTGAAAGTGAGTATATGTGGAACCGCTCGACTCCCCTCTAAAAATGCAGATAAAAAAGTATGGCAAGATTTCTATGAGAAGTTTGTATTAAAAAACGATATAAAATATATACAGACCTTGAAAAAATCAAAAAAATCTAAATCATATAGGGAATCTAGTAGGTACGAGATTCTTCAAGAAGATGAAAGATACTTGAAAATGTCTTTGGACGAATTACTTAAAAGAGAAAAATTCTTGAAAATGACTAAGCAAACTGATAAATTAAAGAAATGTCAGAAATTCTTAACCGCTTTAAAGAGAAAACAGCATTAGCAATAATAACCTGCAACAGAGAACATGTATTTAAAAAATGTATCGACAGCATTGACCGTAATGCTGTCGGACAGATTTATGTCATTAATGCTGGGGATAGATATAAGGAATATCCTAAGGATGTAATAGTCATTCAGCCTAAAAGAAATCCATCGCCAGTCGGAATTAATAAAAACATAGCCCTTCGTGAAATGAAGAATGCGGGTTATGAATTTTTATTTTTGATGGAGGACGATGTAAAGATTAAAGATAATAAAGCCTTTGAAGTATATATCGAAACTGCAATGGATTCTGGTATATGGGGAGGACAACTGGCATTTGGATTACATGGGGGATTTGCTGCGGGTAATATAAACGAAGATGGAACACCTAAGAAAAAGCTTACGGCCCAATATACTAAACATAAGGTAGATTTTTATAAACACGGTCCACATGCATTTGCAATATATCATGCAAATGTGTTGGCACATATTGGATATTTCGATGAACGATATATCAATTCTGCTGAACATTTGGATCAATATCTTATGACATATTATAAGAATCTTGGTATGCCGTTTTGGTGGTTCCCGGATGTTTATGATTCATTCAATTATCTAGAAGATGTCGATGAAAATTTGAATGAAAGTGTTATCCGTAAACAGGAAGACTTCCCGAAGAATTTCTCGTATAGTTGGGGACTATTCAAAGAAAAGCATAGATTCTTCCCACACGAAGTTCCTTCATCCAGTCCTGAAGAGGCACATGAACGGATGGAATTCTTAGAAAAGAACTATTCGCAAAAACATTTACTAAATTCATAGTTGCATATTACTCTTAGCTGCTTATATTAAGTGTATGAGTTTTATTGATAATATCAAAGAATTAGAATTCGAGGTTGATACGTCCCTCTTAGCAGAGGACTATATTAAACAGTTTGTTCCCCAAAAGGATATGGGGTCGTATATAGATTATTGCTATGTTATAAAATATAATAGACTTCCATCAAGAGCAAGTATGGACTATAAGGTTTCGGATTTCATAAACATCCTGAAAGTCCTTAAAGATAAAGGATTTAAACTATTAAGTATTAATTCCTCTTTTATGAGAAATATATCCCATGGATATGTATTTTCTCATTCATCAGGAACGTTTGTAGAAATAGGTAATTTTGGAAATATACCGACTGCAATTTCAGCAGATGATGGATCGCTCACATCCGTTCCAAAGGTAAAAGCAAGTACTCTTGTAGTATATTATGATATTGCTAAATCGTATGATTTAATAGATACTCTTAAAGATAATTTTTCGTATGTAGAAGAATTGGATTCTAAGGGTAAAATTCTTCTTTTTGAAAAGAATGAATATAATGAAATGGTATTGACACCGTACCCTATTAAGGGATACGACTTAGATATTAATGATAATTATAACGATGATTTTGCGCAAGTACATGAGCGTCTCCAAAACTGGATTCCTGATTTTAAATCACAGAACAATAAATTAGTATTGTTTAATGGGCAACCAGGAACAGGAAAGACTAATTATCTTAAGTATCTCTTAAACAATACCCCTGATGTAAAGAAGATTTATATTCCCCCATATTTTGTTCAGTCTATTTCAGATCCTGCATTCTTTCCCATTATTCGTAGAGAAAAAGAATCCCTTCTTATCATTGAGGATGCAGAAAAGATTCTAGTTAATCGTGAAGATCAAGCAGATAACAGCACCATTTCAATACTCTTGAATCTCTGTGATGGTATCATGGCCGATGTTCTCAATTTCAAGATTATTGCAACGTTTAATACTGATGAAAGTAAGATTGATGAAGCATTGAAACGCAAAGGTAGAATGTTTATGCATTATAAGTTTGACAAACTTGTGAACCATAAGGCTGCAAATCTTTATAAAAAGGTACATGGTATCGAACTTGATAGTGATGACGATATGACTCTTGCTGACATTTATAATGATGAAAATCAATTCGGTAAGAAAAAGGCAGAGAGAAAGATAGGATTTGGGGTATGAAAAATCGAATATCTAAGTTCAGAGGGTGGGATATATCCCAAAAAGAGTGGATAAATCCTGCGAGGATAGAGATATATTCTTCCGATGGCATCCTTCAGGATTTATACGATCCCGAAGGAACAGATGTAATAATACAACAATTTACAGGGCTTACTGATTTGACTAATAAGGAAATTTTTGAGGGAGATATATGTAATCTCTACATATATAGTCGGCGTATAAGCGGTGTTCGACCTGTAATAGAATTGGGTGATATTAGGTTTCATAAACACGGATTTTGTTTTTTCAGCAAAGAAACCGATGGTGAATATATTGGTTCCCTTATTAGTGGTGTTCGTGACGGTTTTGAAATAGTGGGTAATATCCTAGAAAATCCAGAATTATTAAAGAAATGATTGGAGTTGGTATAGTAACATATAATCGTCCAGAGCGATTTAAGGAGGCGTTTGATGCAATTCAGAACCCCCTCATAGATAGATATTATCATGTCAAGGATGGTGGAAGCCCAAAATATAATAATTATAAAGATTTGCACCAACTACCTGAAAATAAAGGAGTCGGAGTTTGTAAAAATATAATTATAGACAATCTTATAAACCAAGGATGTGAACATATTTTTGTGTTAGAAGATGATTGCCTTATAACTAATGAGGGGGTTTGGCGGTATTGTATAGATTTTTCCAAACACACAGGTTTATTACATTTTAATTGGAATAATTATCGAGAAGAAGATAAAAACCATGTAAAAGTGATGTTTCCCGAGTTTGAGGCATTGATTTCATATAATGTAGAAGCTAACTTCTCATATTTTCACCGAGATTTTCTAAAAGAGATTCGATTTGATGAAACCTATGTTAATGCATGGGAGCATGTTGATTTAGAATACCAAGGTGTTTTAAAGGGGTTTTCTCCCGCCTTTCGTATGTTCGTATCCCCGTTTCATTTAAGTCAGTTTATGAGGGTTAACGATGCTGGTAAATCGTCTATCGTAGGGTATCCTCTGCATAAAGAACGCATAGTAGAGGGATATAACTATTGGCTGACTAAATGGGGAAATCGAGTCACTGATATAGGACCGATTCCAATAGATAAATTTAAAGGCAAGATGCAAGAGATTACAAAAAAATATGCAAAACGAAATAACCCCTATTGATATAAAAATGATCATTAAAAATACTGTCAGGAATAATGGTATGATCGTTTCGTGGAACGATATGTCCCATCCTGTTTGTCTATATCTTGATCATAATTTTAAAATGACAGTAGGAGAGGCGGAGTGCTTCCTTTGGAAAGTCAGGGACCAATCAATTCCCACACAATATCATCTATTAGAATGCGACCATGTATCTGAATTTATAGATAATTTAGATGTTATAGTTAAACGTAAATTATCAGAGGGGTATACTACATTTAAATATTATTCATATGCTGATAATATGATCAGGGGATGTTTTTTTAAAGAACCTGAAATTCCAAAACAAATTATACAAGATATTAAAGCGTTCTACTAATATAGAAAATATGCAAAACGATAACACTCGTATCGAACTTGTTACAAATACCTTCGGAAAATATCATCGCCAAGATATTGCTGTGGATTCTTGGCGTCATTTAAAGAAGTTATTTCCTGGTAATATTAATTTAAACAACTTCCAATTTGAGGATGAACGCAATACCTTTGTAGATCACTATGATGATGTGGATACATCGTTTAGATTAAAGAATTCTAGTAAATCTTTGGTGAAGGGTTCCACTAAAAAGTTGCCACTAGTATCAGAAATAATATTTTCTGGTTTTAAATACGATCCTGATTATGTGTTATTTACAAATAGCGATGTTATTTTAATGCCACATCTTATTGAATATATTTTAAAGGAACAACCCGATTGTATGGCAATATCTCGAATGGATATTGAACATATTGAATCGTTTGATAATATTTTACGTCAAGATGTTAAACCTGTGAGATATGAGATTGGCGGTTATGACGTTTTCGTTATGAAGAGGGGGTGGTTCCAACTTAATAAAAAATATTTCTGGAGTAACTTCTTGTTAGGTGCCCCTGCATTTGATCCTGTTTTTGCTGGACTGATGGTGATGTTTGGAGATAAGTTTGAAATGGGTAATGGGTTCCCACCATACGCTTTCCATATCTGGCACGGAACCGCATCAGTCGATACTCCTTCCCCTGAACGAGACTATAATTACAAGGTCTTTAATAAAAATCCTCTATTTAAGATAGCGAATAATATAATATTTCATAATATCCAGTATAATTTATGTAAGAGAAAACCGTGGGGTAGATTCCTTATTCCCGATGAACAGGAACAGAACAGACAGAAGAAGTTCTTTAATGAGATGAATCTAAAGGACATGAATCAAATAAGATATATCACTGACTGATCACAATTCATTGAAAGAATATTTGGATTCTTTAATGGATTGGTGGTATCGTGATACTTTAGATTTGTATTGATTGTGTTTTCTTGTAAAACCTATAGACCTATTGTGTTGATATATGTAGTCGTATAATGCCGTGACATGACCATTTTTATTTATTTCTATAACGGATGAATGACTATTATCTCTGTCTTTATTTTTATGTGTTCGATTAAATATTCTATATGATATTTTCAAAGAACCGAATAATTTTTCCACAGAAGACCAATCTTGATTTATATTAGAGCTTATTGAGAATTTACTTTTTCCACAGTGCGCATCTCCGTCGAAGTATCCTCTCCAAAACATATAATGCAAATTTTCTGGTATATGGTTTAATATTTTTGATTGAGGCGCAGTAGATTTAATATGGTAATCATTTTCTTTTAAGAAGTTAATAATATCTATATTAGAGGTTCTTATAGTTAAGAGCTGTTTTCGACTACGAGCAGTCATAGGTGTTTTAGTCACAGACCAATCGCCAATACTCATAAAAACTGGAACAACTTCTTTAAGATCGTCCTCCGCCACTGATACAGATACTGTCCACCTATTTATAGTACCGTCGGCATATATCAGCCCTAGTATATATGCAACATTTTCATTTACATTTTTTATGTTTTCTATAGGAACTTTTATACCACCTCTCCCATTCATCATGGTATCTCTTGCCCTCTTTGCCTTTATGATGGGGCTTATAGACAATCCGAGATTTGCAGCATACCATGACACTAATTTTTGTGATATACCTAGAGCATCGGCACAGGGTCTAATTCCTAGCGATATATAATTATTTTTTAAAAATTCTCTAATTTCGTTTCTTCTTATTTTTGTATTTCTTTTTCGTATATTAGGTTCACTATTTATGTGCATAGCACTACTTATCATTTTTTCGAAGATTCAAGAAGATTTCTTTAGAGAAATGAATATATGTGAGTTAAATAAGATTCAATATGTCGAATAATACAGAAGAATTATCCACAATCGATTTATCGTTGGTCGAGTATTTTCTTAAAAAATTTACTTTAAATTGTAAAAAGGGATTTTCAAGAGAAATATTAGAAAAAGATATTAAACAATTACAGATGATTATAGATTCATTTATAATATATAATTTAATTCGAAATGGACAGATACAGGAGTTAAATGATCAAAATTCGGATGAAATATTGAAATATTTCGGTGATTGATTGACATGAAGAGATTAGGAATAATTCAACCAGGAAAGATAGGAGACATAATCATATGTCTCCCCATTGCTAAATGGTATTATGATCGTGGTTATGAAATTATATGGCCCGTTGATCGGAATATTATAGATAATTTTGTCGATTATATAGAATATGTTACATTCATACCCATCGATTTCGACTGTAGAGTGGCTAATCAAGTATGCTTTAATAACATGTGTAATAAAATACTTGATTTATCATTTACCATACCCGGAGCCAGCACATACAATTCTGATAATTATTTAAAACAGGACATCTATTCATTTGACGAATATAAATATTTTCTTGCAGATGTTCCTTTTGAGGAAAAATGGAATCTAAATCTTAAAAGGAATATGGATAAAGAACTTTCATTGCAAAAAAAGTTGAATATTCGAGAGCAGTATGTGATCATTCAGGAAAATTCTTCAGATTACGTTAGAAAAGTACAGTGGGAAAATGATCAGTTCAGAAGAATCGATTTCTCTATTCTGTCTACTAGTGTTTTTGATTGGCTTTCGGTATTAGAGAAAGCCTCCCAGCATATCTTAATTGAAAGCTGTCTAGTTAATTTGGTTGACCAATTGAATATTACAGTCGATAAACATACTCTGTTGCTAAAACATGGGTATTACGGAAGACCATTAGTTGATGAAAGACTTAGAGGTATACCAGTTTTTAGAAAAGAGTGGGTAAGAATATGAAAAAAATAGCATTTACGATTGTTCTGAATGGTATGCCGTTTATTCCGCTACAAGGGGATATAATACCCGAGATATTTGATGAATGGCATATTATTGAAGGTGTAGTTCTCCCTATAAAAGATACTAAATGGTGTAAATTAGTAGATCCGAAATTCTTTGTTAATCAGGATGGTGATTATTTTGGCTGTTCTATTGACGGAACGTCGGGTGTAATAGATAATCTAAAAGCTAGATATCCAGAAAAAATATTTGTTCATAGAAAGAAGACTTTTTGGAATGGAAAATTGGACATGTGCCAATGTATAGAGGATAGATTGCAAGATGCTATTCTGATGCAGATAGATGTTGATGAGATATGGAATAAAGATAAACTTCGTGAGGTTCTTGAATTTGCTGAAAATAATGAAGGATTTGACGGTATGATTTTTAAATGTAACTTTTATGTTGGGCCTAAACTTGTTATATTTGATGAAGATACCCATCCGAATAAAACTGATACATGGACGAGGTTGTGGGTAATCAGAGATAGATCAAAATGGGTATCACATGAACCCCCCGTTCTGGAAAATTTAAAAACAGATAGTTTTTTGAATAAAGAATTCACATCACAAAAAGGTTGGATCTTTGACCATTTTGCATATTTATTTGAATCTCAATTAGAGTTTAAAGAGAATTTTTATGGATACGAAGGTGCTAAACGATCATGGCAAATAATGCAAAAATGTCCAGATAAAAAGTTCAGGCTGAATAGATTTTTTACTTGGGTTGATAATTATGATATGGTAAGTAGGATTAAATGAGTGAAAATTTTATATATACTGGATTTGTAAAGGATGTTGATCCTGGAAAATATGCAAATCTAAATGCCGAAGATTTTTTCTCTATATGGATCGCGAATACACAGAGATTTGCACCTAATACACAAATTCGTATATTAGGTCCAGATGTTCCAAATAATATAGCCAAGTATGATAATGTAAAGAGTATCGCAGAATATCCTAATCTAGGACATGTGCATGATTATTTAGACGGGAAAAGAGATGGAATATGGTGTGGTTGGACAGCAGGAATCGTTCTAGGAATGGTAGATGCATATGTCAATGGAAAGGATTTCATATATAAAGAACAGGATTGTTTAGCATTTGGTGATTTTGTGAGCCGTATGAAGAAAGAAAATGATAATTATGATATTACATACGGCTCATGTAGACTTATGGGACCGGCACAATCGTTGTTCATTGTCAGAAATTATATTATTCCTGTTGTTATTGGATGTTTAGCACAATATAAAGATAAAGATATGTTACCAGAATACAAATTTAAAAATTTACAAGTTCGTCAAAATCGATTATCATTTGGATATGACCGAGATCGCCCATTCAATATGAAGGATGAAGTCTTTTACATTCAACAACTATCAGATAATGATATGAATATACTGATTAATAACAATTTAATATAATGCACGGCCATCTAGAAATAACAACTCGTATAGGATGCAGATTGGCATGTGCCTTCTGTCCACAGAAAACTTTGAATACTGCTTATGAGGATAAAAAACATGTTTCAATGACATTATCCGATTTCGAGAAGATAATAGAAACTGTCCCTACGTCCATTGATATACATTTTTCAGGTTTTGCCGAGCCTTTCCTCAATAAGGAGGCTCCTTTTATGTTAAAATATGCTGTCGAAAAAGGACATAAAGTTCATGTATATAGTACTTTAATAGGATTAATGCCTGAGGGGGCGGAGATATTAAAAAGTTATAAACCAGCATTTTTCAGAATACATGTAGCGGATCAAAAGGCTATGAAGGTTCAAGATGATAAATGGATAGAAGCGCATGAGTTATTCTTAACTACTAGAATAGTCGGCTCGTATATGGCAATGGGTAATGTGACTGATCAGATAGATAAATATCTACGTTCTAAACATATTTCATACGAGATTCCTACTATGTTAAGTAGGGGAGGAAATTTAGATATAGGGGTGCATTACTTGGAAGGTAATATCGCATGTGGAATGAATAGGTGGCATCAAAATGTCGTTCTTCCGAACGGGGATGTTTACATATGTTGTATGGATTATGGTTTAACTATGCCTAGTGGAAATTTACTAAAAGACCCCTATACTGTTATATGGGATAAAGCAGAAAAATATAAAAATAATATAAACCCTCCTAAAGATTCTATTTGTCGGAGGTGCGAGTGGGCTGTAAGAATATAAAAATATGAGACGAGTACAATTTGGTTGTGGTGGTAATAGAATTCCCGGATGGGAAAATTATGATTGGGAAGTAGATATAACAAAGCCTCTACCCTTTGTTAACAATTCTGTAGATCAAATTCTTGCAGAACATGTTGTAGAACATGTTTCTATTCATGATGCATGGAATTTCTTCGAAGAGTGTTACCGAATTCTCAATAAAAATGGAATTTTGCGAATAGCTGTTCCGTGCGTGAGTCGCATTTTCACATTAGCTGATCAAGATTATTTCGACTTTATAGCTAAACATGGGTGGGGTTCGGCGACTAGAAAAGACGCTGTGAAATCTATAATTTTTAATCATGGGCATTTAACTATTTGGGAAAAAGACTCTCTATCAGCTATTTTACAATGTATGGGGTTTGCTATACTGACCGATCCCCCAGAGGCATGTACTAATATATTAAATCATCACCATGTTATTGGCGAGAAAATAAATAATATAGAAACAATTTTCGTGGATTGTGTAAAATTATGAGAACTGCTTTTTGTTTTTCAGGAGAACTTCGTAGTTTAGATAAAACTTTCCCTTCCATAGATAAAAACATAGTGTCTAAATTTTCAAATGTAGATTTTTTTGTATATACATGGGCCGATGATCCTGATCTTCATAAGATGTCAATTTTCGAAAAAGACAAAAGAACTAAACATATTCTTACTGAGGATCGCATAACGTACGATGAAAAAATGTATAATGCTAGAAAAAGACCCGAAGTTTTTATACAAGGTATGCTTCGGCAGTTACATTGTTTGAAAAGGTGCAATGACATTAAAAAAGAATACGAGAATAATAATAATTTTAAGTATGATTGCGTAGTTAGAATTCGTCCAGATATATTACCCATAAACAGTTCCTCTCTGGAAAATAGTGTCGAGGAATGGGATATGAAAAATTATATGTATACCAGCGACCATGATGATTGGTTTGGTTACAATGACAGACTCTATTTTTCAAATTCTTCAAATATGGATTATATATGTTCGCGTATAGAATATATAGATGATTATTTTAACTACGGAGGATTGATGCATTATGAGACATATCTAAAACATTGTATCGAACAATTGAATATAAAAGTATGTAGAAGTCGTTTGGAATTTGTATTATTACGAAATGATGGAACGTATGCATCAGAACTGACAATGGGTTATAATATCGAAAACCGTTAATAAAAATATGTATCCTAAAAATTACGAAAAAGAACTGTATAGTGATTATTATGATCAATGTCCTTACACATCCTCGAAGAAATATAGACATATAAACTCTTCGTTTGAATCTGAAAATAACGATACTAAATATGAAAATGAACAAACAAAAGACGGCATTGGTGTTGGGGGCTGGCGGCTTCATCGGAAATCATCTAGTAAATAGGCTTAAAGATGAAGGATATTGGGTTCGTGGAGTAGATTTGAAATATCCTGAATATCAAGAAAAATCAAGAGCAGATGATTTTAAAATAGCCGATCTATCAAAAGATCAATATAAATATACATATCATATCGGTGCTTATAATTGGGTAGAAGATCAAGTATCTCCAATACATGAATATATACCATTTGATGAAGTATATCAATTAGCGGCAGACATGGGAGGAGCTGGCTACATATTTTCTGGTAACAATGATGCAAATGTGATGACAAATTCCGCAAAAATCAATCTTAATTGTTGCAAAATAGTCTTAGATTTAATAGAGCAACATAAAAAAGGTATAGTTAGAAGTGTAGACACTCCAAACACCAAAGTCTTCTATTCATCTTCCGCATGTATGTATCCCGCACATAACCAAGAAGACCCTGATAATCCTAATTGTAGCGAGGATTCGGCGTACCCGGCAGCGCCCGATAGCGAGTATGGGTGGGAGAAGCTTTTCAGTGAGAGATTGTACCTTGCATATCATCGTAACTACGGTTTAGATGTTCGTATTGCACGTTTCCATAATATCTTCGGGCCTTTAGGAACTTGGACAGGTGGAAAAGAGAAGGCACCAGCAGCAATATGTCGAAAGGTTCTCGAATCTAATGGTGAAATCGAGATTTGGGGAGATGGTGAACAGACAAGAAGCTTTTTATATATTGATGAATGCATTGAAGGTATTCGTAGATTGATGGAGTCTGATTTTACCGGTCCTGTTAATATCGGATCATCAGAAATGGTCACTATAAATGAGTTGGTAGATTTGGCATGTTCTTTTGAAAAGAAGAAACTAACTAAAAAACACATTCCTGGACCTCTAGGAGTTCGTGGAAGAAATTCAGACAATACTCTAATTGAGGAAAAACTTGGTTGGTCCCCTGATTATCCTCTTATATATGGATTAGAGAAAACTTATTTCTGGATTAAGAAGCAATTAGAAAGTAAATAATTGTCTATGATGACCACAGGTAAAGTATTCGGTAACAGTAACATTGCAAATCGCCCAGAATTCGGCGGGATAGATCCGAGGATTGAAGTTCAACAAGAAGCGGTTGCACAAAATCTTGCAGATGAACAATTGAGACTAGAACAAAATAAATCAAAACTTCTTCAGGATGCTATTACGAAGTTTCTTGCAAAAGAAATTACTAGAGCAGAACTAGAAGTAGTTCAAGAATCGTTGAAATAGTATTCAGTATGATGTAAAGTATTCTAATGCATCATCGGAATGTCGAATTTCAAAAAATAAGAATACAAAATTTTCTATCATATGGGAACACTCCCATAGAAGTAGAGTTCAAAAATGGTATCACGTTCGTAACGGGATACAATAAGGATGAAGATGATACAAATGGAGTGGGTAAGACCTCTCTAATAGTTGATTCTTTATCCTTTTTGATTTTTGGGGAGACCTATAGAAAGATAAATCTAAATCTAATCCCAAATAAAAGAACTAGAGGAACTTGTTTCGTTGAAGGATGGTTGAAGGTTAACGGCGTTCAATATCATATAACCCGTTCTATCGGGCCTAGTCGTCTTATATTAGAGATAGATGGGGAATGGGAGAAATATACCAAATCTATTGCCGAAACAACCAAGGATATTATTGCTGCATTGGGAATATCAAAGACAGTGTTCACTAATACGGTTGTAATGACTAATAAAGATTCTCTATCATTCTTGAATCAGGGGAAAGACCCTAAAGTTAAGTTCATTGAAGGTATATTAGGCTTGGAGGCATTTGCAGAATTTTTTAAAAAGGCGAAGGATGAATATAAAACCGTTGCAGATGAACGCGGGAAGGTGGAATTTCAAGTTAATCAATTGGTAAAAACCTTGGAATCTGATAAACAGTATCTCAATCAGGCAGAAGAGAAGAATAAAAAAGATATTCAGCAATTAGAACAGAAGATTCAAGATTGTCGAGATATCCAACCTATTGATAATTCAGCCAAGATTGATGAACTCAATAATCAGAAAGAAGAGTTGTTGACCGCCATACAAGCTAAGGATGGAAAAATAGGCATTGCACAATCCAAGAGATATGAGCTTAAATTCGCATTAGATGAATTCCAGAAAAAGCTCAACGATTTTGATAATATAAAATTAGAGTGCCCAACTTGCAAACGTCCATTTGACGAACATAATCCGAAAGTATTAGATGAAGAGAAACAAACGCTGAAGAAGACTATTACAGAAAAACGTGATTTCATAAATAAACTCGATAAAGGTATAGAATTTGTTAAAAAGGAGAAAGATCTTCTACAGAAGACGTATTCTGATATAGTAAATTCTATCAACACTTTGACTAAAGAACAATTAAAATTCTCCGAAAGTCAGCGAGAGATTGATAAATTAAATGGTCAATTAGATTCGGTCAAAGATTTCCAGAATCCGTTCATGAATAAAGTGGTCGAGACATCTGAACAATTAACAAATAAACAGACCGAACTGTTGAAGTGGAATAAGGATGTTCGCCTTGCTGATATAGTGAAACAGATGGCATCTCCTACTGGTATAAAATCACTTATGGTTAAGAAGGTTATAGAATCCTTCAACGAAAGAATCAACCAATATATGGTTCGACTAGGTTCCCCTTATCGAGTTCACTTTGATGAATATTTTGAAGAAACTATTACGCATAAAGACGGAGAAGCCTTTTCCTATGGTTCTTTGAGTGGTGGTGAAGCTAAACGAGTCGATTTCTCTATGTTATTCGCATTTAGAGATATTCGTAGACTTCAGAGTAATATATCAGTTAATTTGACGGTGATGGACGAATTGTTCGACTCCGCATTATCTGAAAAAGGAATGTTCAATATTATAGAATTGTTGAAAGAATCTTCTGATGAGTGTTATTTTATTGTAACACACAGGAAGGAAAATGTTGATGAATCGGGATGCGATGTTATACATCTTATCAAAGAAAACGGAATAACAAGAATAGAAGATAAGAATAATTCTTGATAGTGATAAAAGGCATGTTTAAATAAAATTAAACATGCCTACTATTGTTAAAGAACCTCTTAAACAAGTACCTAATTTAACTCCGTTAGTTAGGAACCCTTCTCAGAATTCGCAAGAACTTTCTAATTTAAAAAGCCCTTTCCGAGGATATGGGCCTAAGATGTTTGGAGAACTTAATGTAAAACTTCAAGATAGGTCTGAGATAAAACTTCCGACTCCGGGAGAAGGATTACCAAGGGTTATACATTACTGTGCAGATCAATCAGGTTGTGCATTTTGGCGGCTTCTTTGGCCTTCTGAAGAGCTTCTTGCACATAACAAGGCTGTCGTAATGACCTTGTATCAAATGGTCACTATAGGGCAGTTCTATGGCGGTATTGATGCTGTAAGATTACAGAGACAATGTACAGAACCACAGATCGAATTCATCAAATTCCTTCGCAAGGTTTCTGATGATCTAAAATCTCAAACTGGTAAAGGTTTTAGAATTATATGGGAATGCGATGATATTGTATGTCCTGCCGCTGATATACCTGATTATAATGTATGTAAATCTGCATTTACCGACGACTCTATTCTTAGAAATGTTACTGAGGCGATGAAATATGTTGATGAGATGACAGTACCATCAGAACATATGCGCCAACATTATAAGAAGCATCTAAATTTCGATAAAATTTCTGTTATTCCAAACTATGCTCCTAAAAACTGGATAGATCGTGGCTATGATAAGGAACGAGTCCTCGAAACGTACCGTAAACATAAAGCTAAACCTCGTATCTTATATGCAGGAAGTGGAACTCACTTCGATGTTGCCAATAAAGTTAATCAGCAAGATGATTTTGGCGGAGTCGTCGATGCAATTGCCCGCGATATTATGGTTGATAAAAAGTATGAATGGGTATTTCTTGGTGCAATCCCGTTAAAACTTAAACAATTTGTAGGAAAAGGAATAGAATTTCATAACTGGTGTCCGATTACGGAATATCCTGAGATGATTAAGAAATTGAAGGTCAATGCAAGTATTGCACCCCTTCAAAATAATGCATTTTCTCGTTCCAAAGCAAATATCAAGCTTACTGAAGCAGGTATGCAAGGCATTCCGTGTGTTGCACAGAATATAGATTGTTATAATTTTGATGGATGGAAATATCTTTTCGATACCAGTGATCAGATGTTTAATATTTTAGATGACATTCTATCATCAGAATTAAAATACGAAGAAGCTAGTGACTTTGCAAAGAAATATTCTGATGGTTATCTTCTTCAAGATCACTTAGATGAATATGTATTGCTCTACACAACTCCTTATGGAGATGATAAACGTAAAGAATGTCAGTCATTCTTGAAGAATAATCCTCAACAATTCAGATAAAATAAAAAACCCGCTAATTTCTTAGCGGGTTTTTTATTAGTCGTTTATCTTTATGCGGTAGCTTCTTTTAGACCTTTATAATAGAGTTTTTCAACTTCTCCTACGTCTTGAATCTTATTAAAGAGTTCTTCAGCAGCTTTAATAAACTCTTCTTTCTTCTGTTTTTCCAGCTTTGCCAGTTCTTGTTTCTTTGCTTCAAGAGCCTTTGTCATTTCTGCAAATTGCTTCAGAAGGTTGCGAAGTTTTTCTTTCGTATCCTTCAATACCACATCCCGCTCCTCGCTGAAAAGTTCCGAGATGACACTTCCTAATTGATCTTTTGGAACCTTATTAGGTATCTTTAGGTTTTCTTTACCACCTACCACAGCCACTAAACGGTCCAGTGCTTGTGTGAATTTCTTTTCGACTTTTCCAGTCTGTTCCTGTTCGTTGGGTACTTCTTCTGTATTTTGGTTACTCATAGTATTTTATAATGTTTACAAATTCGGTTAGAATTTGATCGACTCAATATCACCTAGATCTAGAGGAATGTCAAGAGGCTGTGCGATAATCTTCGCATTTTTTTCTTTAAGAATAGTACGCAGTCTTTCGTTTTCTATATATTCTGCATCTATCTCCGATTTTAAATCTTCTATCTCCGATTTTAAATCTTCTATCTCTCCTCTTAAATAACGCATTTCTCTTTCAAGAGTGTTATACGCCATTTCATACCCTTCTATCTTTTTATTACGTTCGTTTTGAAGTTCTTTCTTATGTTGTTTTTCTAAGGCATTTACCACATTTTTTAATTTTTCAGTATGGTCGTTATCAATATCATTTAGTATTTGTTTGAGACGTAGGTCTACGTGTTTAAAAAGTCTAGTTCCTACATCATCTATTGCAACATGATCCCATGCACTTAATATATGCATTTCATCAAAAATATTCTTAAATTCTTCCTGGGTTATCATATTTTAAATTTTATATTTTCTATACTTCTAAGATTAAAAGTATCTTCTGTCGGATATTCGCCCAGATATTCTTTCAACATTAATTCGCCATGATAATTTTCGCATAAATTAATCAATGCATCAATATAATCAGTTCCTTGATATGGGAATTCATTTTGAATTTTTTGTATCTCTTTTCGCAAATCCATATTTTAAAATTTTATATTTTCTATATCAGAGAAATCCAACTCAGGCATGTTGATAAATTGTCTATAATTAAGATTGCTTAGAATTTCATTCAATGCCGTAATCCTAGTTTCATTCGGAACCCCCAAATCATCGAATTGTAATTTAGAAATA